GTATTACAATTGCATCCGTTTCTTTGCTAAACCCGGTAGGACAGCCGTGAACGTCAAGTAAGGCTTTGATTACATCCGTTTCAAGTTCAAACTCGCAGGCAAGGTTCTGTATATCTTCTGGTGTAATGTTCATGGCATAAATTTATAAATTTTGTATGCACACTTTGTGAAATTAAGAAAAATTTATTTTAATTTGGTTTCATGAATCCCGGTCGCCCAATAACATTCACGCGGACACTTGCCAACGGCGAGGTAATAGAAATAGATGATGGTTATGAGTATCCCGATCCACACGATGAGGACTACGCATACAACGAAGAAGACGAATAAATACTATCGTGTCAAGAATACCATTTCCCATTGGAACTTGTATTTCCTGTAAACTGGAAAATAAAAAACTCATCGCTAAACATTGCTTTGAAGCACCGTCTTTCTGTTACCAGAAATATCAGCAGGAAAAATATAGAGCTAAACAAGTTGAAAAACCTAAAAAGAAAAAGACAGCTATTAAACCGGTTTCAGATAAGATGCTCGACAAATTAAAACATTATCGCAGGCTCAGGGATAAGTTCCTGGCAGAAAATCCCGTGTGCATGTTTCCGGGCTGCAATTGCAGGGAAGTAACGTTGCATCACGCACGTGGACGCGTAGGCGCTTTTCTGACAGATAAGCGATACTTTAAATCACTGTGCTGGCCACATCACCAATACGTGGAATCCCATCCGGACGAAGCAAGGAAATTGGGATTATCGTACTGCCGACTTCATTCCAATAGCTGACAATGATTTATTGATACAATACCAGGACAATAGAATAGAACCCGCACAGATAATTCGTAAAAAATGTGCTGAAATGCTAACATAGTAGGCCAAACAAATAATGGTAACAAGTGCAAATAAGAATTTGGTTACAGAAATGACCATCGTTTTATTTTTAGGTAACTTCATGATAATAGTGTAACCTACGCCACTAATAATCATAAACATTAAAATACAAAATGCGCAGCCAAATAGAATTAAGAACTTAATTAAAAAATTGTTTTTTGAAACAAACAGATTGTAAAACAATAAATCAATCTTAAATACACCGTAATAAATCACAAAATTGAGTAGTGTAATTAAGATGTAATATATAACATTTCTGATAAAATACAGTAGAGCCATAATTGTACTCATTTTTATTAAGGGGTCTTATCAACATAAATAATTGTAAACTGCTTTTTCTCTTCAGAAATTTTTATGCTGGCAGCGGTAAATAAATCTTTACTTATCCATGTTTCATCATTTATCCTGTCAAAATTCTTTTCAAGTTCCTTTCTGGCAAAATTTAATTGTATGATGTCTGAAGTTACCGTATACATCCAACACACATCATTATCATTAAAATGATAGGTAACATATCCAGAACCACTCGTAATTTTATACGCAATAAACATTCCCCCATTAGAAGTAGTTCCCTTATGCCAAAATGCAAAATAAGGATCGGCCCTTTTAGAGTCTCTTATTTCTGCCTCGGTTTGCCCAAATCCAAATGGTTTTTGAGCAAAGGAGAATGAAGTATACATTAAAACAAAACAAATAATCAATCCCCCTATTTTCATAAGTTAAAATTTTTATTAACTATATTTGATATAATTAACAATTATACAAAACTTTATATCTTTATAAAACAATTAGAATCAATTGCTTATACCATGAAGTCACTTATAAAAAACAACCTCCTTTTGCTATTAATTGTATTTTTAGCATTAACGTCATGCGATAAAAGTGAAAATACAATTCAGGATGAGCAAACAACCGGGGATACCAATACCGATATAACTAAAATAAATATTTCAGGTACCGATTATCCGGTCATCAGCATCGGGAATCAGCTTTGGACCACTGAAAATTATTCCGGATTGGGAGGAACAACACAACTTGGCAACCAGTTCGAATTTGCATATTACGAACACAGGGTATATACGTTCACTGATACCGTAGACATTCAATTGCCCTCCGGATGGAGAGTTCCTTCAAAAGAGGATTATGTGAAACTATTGAAAACTATAGGATCCGCTTCGTCATGGACTAATAAAACCATAAACAGTACAAACTATCAATTTTTTGCCATAGAGGCAGGTGTATATGCTAACCTACTTTCAAAAGATGCGTGGGAAACTTCTGGAAAATACAACGGACAATCAGGATATAATGCCTATCCGGTATTAAAACAAAGTAGTAAAGGTTATTTGAATACCTATTACATGTGTTCAGGTGGCAGTATAAAAAAGCTCGACTATGTACTTATTGGCGATAATTGCGAAGCTGGCATTTACAGCAATTATGATTATAATAATGGCTATATCGGTTCAGATAATAATGAAAACCCGCCATTATCTATCCGCTTTGTAAAGGATAAATAACTATTCTTCCACAGATTCGGACAGTAAATCTTTAAGGTATGCCTTGAAACTTCTCAACGCCGATTTTTGGTCTAATTCCTCATCAGTCGGTTCTTCATTCTTTTTAGCGGTATTACTCCATTTGCCGGCTCCCAATACCTGGTTTTTAGCCATTTTAACAGCATACAGGTTCAGTGCGTTCATTGCCTCTTTAAAATCCTGCTTGTTTAACCAGTTCAGGTATTCTTTTACAGTTACTTCATTGTCTTCGGCATCATAAACAACAGGTTCTGTGTTTTCAAGCTGCTTCAACACATACTGCCCGCGAAGCCGGTCTATTTCATAGACTTCCCGTTTACTCATTTCATGCTCAACATCCCCATCGAAATAGGTTCGGTCTGTATATGGTTTTAACCAATAGCCCTTATTCCAAAGCATGTTGGTATATTCGTCTATCTGCCCGTGTTGAGCAGGCAACCACGGTATGTTAAACCGGTCTTTTACCGGCCGGCCAAACTGATCGTGCCTGCTCACCAGTTGTTGTTCCAGCATAGGTATTCCCCGGTTAAACTCGTCCCATCCTTCCATAGCCCGCTTATTGTCAAGTTCAAGCAAGCCTTTTACATCGGTATTTATTTGGGGAATGAAATTCGGGAATAATAAGGTCCGTAAGCTCCGTTTGCCGGTTCTCGACAGGCTTTCTTTTATTTGGGCTGAGATTTGGGTATCATCGTTTCCATATCGGTTGCCCACATTAAACAGGTCGGCTATTCCGGTTAAAGATGCCTGGTCGAATACATAGCCCATGTATTTGTATAACTCTACCGATAGTTTTTCAGCAATCGCTTTATCATTTCCGTTTTTGAAGCGTTCATTATCCTGCCAGTAACCTATAGCGGCAAATGCCGGGGCAAAAGGTGAGTATTTATAGCTGAATTTCTGACCCATAAAATCCGCGGTATACTCTTCAAACTGGACATCCGTATTGGCCAGTTCCCTGTTTTTATTATAGTCTCCGGTTCCGTCAGCAAATACGGTTAATACCGGCCGTTTCTTTCCTTTGTCATCGGTATAGGTTAATCCGGTGAGTCCATACATAGCACCCAATATGGCTGTGCCAACCGATGCTTTAATGAGCAACTCCTTTTTGCGTTCTGCCGATAGCTCCTTTTTAACACCAAACTTATGTGCCACATTATCGGTTACCAGGTTAGCTTCTTTTCCGGCGGCAAGGGTAATAAATCCAAGTGGAGAATACTCAATCATGTGATTGGCTACGTTGAGCGGAACATTAACAAACGGCGCCACGGTAACCCTTAATGGCGGAATAGCACCAAACAACGTTTGTATGCCGTTGGCAATAATTCCGGCATAACCTTTAGGCGGCCCCATAACCAGGCTTGAATCAGCAAAATCTTTAGCTTCGGCAACAACTTCACTGTCCCGCTCCTGTTCCATCAGCTCAAATACTCTTCGCTTAAAATTACGTGATGCCTCTGCGCTGTAGCCGGTATCCCGGTCACGGGTATATAATCCATCGGCACCAGGGGTATAGACAGGGTTCGATAAATTATAATACTTCATCGTTTCACGCATGGCCTGTTGCTCGGCACGTTGCCTTCGTAAGGTAGTATAGCTGAGCAGGTCATTTACCTCAGCCTCTATCTGCTTATTGGTTTTGCGTTGGTCTCTTGGCAACTTTTTATTCTCTTCCTTCAATCCGTTAATCAGCAGTTCTGCCGTCTTCATTTCCCGTAATCCGTAATTCAGGAAAGCGTCTGCGGCCGAAAGCGCCCGTCCGGGATAGTTATAGAACATCAAGGCACGGGCAAGCCCCCTTTTCTCAATACGCTCCATAATGTCCCGCTCTTTAGGAACCGTACCGGTTTTTGGATAGCCTGTTGCCAGTACGTTACGGGCTTCGGCCGAACCACGTTCAAATGTCCCCTTTTTAAGGGCATTCCATAGAACAGATACGTATTTTGGATTACGCAATGCCGCTGTAGTAAACTTTTGCAACACTACCTGGGCGTTAAATCCCATATTCCGTTGGTGTGTTTCAATGCCATACAGCATATTGGCGTACATAACCGGAATGCCCATGTTGAGCAGGCTTTCTTTTTTCAGGTTGGCGATATAGTCGTTCAGCTTAATATATGCCTCTGCCTGGTAAAGCGAGCCGGGCTCTGTTTCGGCTACTTTGGCCGATAATTCTTTTAAACGCCGTGCCACATCCGGATTGTCCGCATGAACAATACCGAATTTTTCATAAAACAACTGGTCTACACGGTTTACCCGTTTAGCTTCGCCAAATATATCCGTTACGTTTTGAATGGTACCATCCAGCACACCGGCCTGTATCGCGTCAACTATTTTTTCATGAATTTCCGCCCTTGCCTTTTTAGCTTTCGGGTAGGTACGTTCAATAATGGTGGGCGGAAATAGCTTGTCAATAAGCTTTTTCGATTCCTGATTTAGCCTTTCTTTAAACTCCACGTCAAACTCATCACCGGCAAAGTCGCGTAAAGTCCGTTGCTTGTTATCTATGGCCGCATCCAGTTTACTGCTCCACAATGCCCGGGCCTGCTTTTCGGTAAGGTCAAGCTCGTTTATCATTTTACGGCTCCAGTCTGCAAACTTGGTAAACCCAAGTGCAGCGTACTCAGCGCCTATTTCAAGCGCAGCTTCAACTTGAGCCTGGTTTAACCCGATTATACTGGAGCTCAATGTTCCTTTTGATGCCTTTTTAAATCGCTCCTTAGCATCGGCAATACGTTTCAGCCGCTCTTCCCTTGTCCGGGTAAAGTAATTGCTATTACTTTCTCCTGTCGTTTTTTTGGTTTTTTCAGATAGCTTCTTCTCTAAATCTGAAATCTGTTTCTTTAATCCCTCTATAAGCTGTTCGGCTGCCGAACTTATCTTTTCCGAAAGGTTTCCCTTCCCGATTTTCTTTTCAGTTAGGTCTTCGCGTTCAATGCGCCGCTTGATGGATTTGTAGATACCGTCAGGCGACATCCGGTAATAACGTTGCACCGCCTGAATAGAACGTCCAGAATCCCGTAAATAAATATCCAGCCTGTCAGAAAGGTCAGCCTGCAAGTCGCTGGCTCGTGTTTTCTCAGCATCCGTTTTTGCGGATTTCTCTGATTCATAATAATGATTGATGGCCTCCGAATACAGCATAGTGCGTACGGCGCCGTTCAAATCATTAGCCCGGTTATCGGCCATTTCAACCGCCCGGTCAACACCTTCAAATGAAATAATGTCCTTGGCTATTAAATTGGCTTCTTCGTTAGAAAATGCCTCGTATCCCAGACCTTTTTTCTTTATATTTTCTATGGTGGTTTCGCTCAGGTTGCTTTGCTCCGGGTCGGCAAGCCTGTTTAGTAAAGCCTTTTTTCGCTCAGAACCACTTAAATTTTCCCCATCCCCTTCGGGTTTAGCTTTTTGTTCAGTCGGTTGGTTAGCACTTTCTGTTTCCGGCTGTTCTCGCTCAGGCTGCTTCCCTTCAGCGGGTTCACCGGACGGCCCGGGTTTTTCCGGTTCAGCCAGTTCTGCACTGCTTTTATCTTGGCCGATACCTGATCCTCGGTCATGCTCTGGTCCTGGTACAGGTTCCGGTACGCCTGTAGCTTCAGCGGACTTGTGTTCTTCTTCATACGCTTTAATGTCTTCTGGTGTAATACCGTCTTCGCGGATAGCCTTAGCTTCTTCCTTGCTGAGCGCTTCTGGGTTTGGCTCTTTTGCCTCGGTCAGGCTTTTATATAAGGCAGGCAGGTGTTCTTCAATTTTTGAACCTACATTGTCAATCATATCCCTGGCCCACTGCTTAAAATCGCCTTTGGCCTCTTTCAAAATCAGACCGGCATATTCCCTGAACTCCTTATCGGCAAGCAGTGCCGGTATGCCGGTTATATCATTGAAACGGCCACGAAATTTAGCGCCAAGTTCTTTTTTCCGGGCTAATTCCTCGTCTGTTAATGACTTTACTTTTCTGTCGGTTTTTTCTGGTCCTTCTTCGGCAGATCGTACACTCCCGCCGCGTCCATCAGCGGTACCAGCTTGTTCAGCGCCTTGTTCCAGCTCTCCCGGTTCTTCTTTTCCTTCTGCCTTGGCGCCTGTTTTATTGGCAACCGCCTCAACGGTAAGTTTATCTTTATTATCCTGAAAAGCTTTGATAGCTTCTGCTTCACTGTCAAAGTTGTTGCTTATTTTTCTGCCGCTATTGGTCTCAAACACGGCGAATTTACCTTCTCCGGCCGGGGCGGCGGCGAATTGGTAACCTGCATCTGTCAGGTGCTGTGGAACATCCTCTATTAATGTACCGGTAGCTTTTACAGGTTCTTTGTCCCCGGCATTCGTGTCGGGAACATCCTTAGTAGCAGGTACAGTTCTTCTTTTCTCAATTAACTGGTTTGACTTTGCTATAACTTCCAATAGCTCCTTATCGTCAGACGGAAACCAGCTTTCTATCTGATTGAATGAATCCACATTGCTCACATCTTTGCCCGGCTTTCCTAAGAAAACAGAATACCCTTCTTTAGCAGGGCTAATGGATAGACTATATCCATCTTTTGTAGTTGCCCTGTACTCTTTTTGCCCCGCTCTTTTTGCCCCTTCTGGTATTACATCTTCATCAACAGCATCAAAATTTTCTTCTAACAGTTCTTTTATGCTCTTATCATCTGTTTTTTCTATATTTGTGGTGGGAGTCGTTTCGGACGTTGGGCGTAAGGGGACTGTTTCAGTATCCATTTTCGCGTTCCCCTTTTTCTTATACATAGTAACCGCAGCTAATTCCTTTTTTCCTGTTCTGACTTCTTCAAAGTAATAAGTTGTGCCATCTGGGTATCCTTTAGTGTAAAGTATCCTTTCTGGCTTGCCGGGCTCTATCTTCTTTTCTATGGCATCATAGTTGTCTATAATATCAGGTATAAGCGATACGTCATCTTTTGTTATTGCCGTCTGCCCTTGTTTCGCTTCTGTACTTTCATTGCCATGTTCTTTTAAAATGTGGTTTATGGCTGAATTATCTATGGTATGTTCAAATTCTTCATCAATATCAATCCCGGTCTTCTCTTTTATGGCTTTAACCTCTTCTTTGGTAACCGGGCGGATAAATTCTTTTACAACCCTATCCTTTACCTTTTGGGCTAAATCAAACAGCTTGCCTATCTTCTCTTTAACATAACTTTGCTCTGGGGCACCTTCCGCATCTCCTTTTTCTCCCAATAAATCTTCTACCGCTTTTACCAGTTCAGGGTTGCTGCCGTCTGCTTTGGCTTTATGGTAGGCTTCTGAAATTACCTCTTCGCTCAGTTTACTTTTTTGCTTTGCTTCATAATCAGGCACCAAGCTGAGAACATCTCCATATTTGCTGTATTCATCATTTTGTCCCAAGTCAAATTTAACGTCTCCCAATGCCTTAGCTGTACTTTCCACATCTTTTAACGTGTTACTCGCTTTTCCTATCTTAACAGGCTTAGCGCTTTCTTCAGCAGCAGCCTTTGCTTCTTCCGGTTGTTTTTGTTCAGGTAATACAGCCTCAGCAGCAGGTACAGTTTCGTTTGCCGGTTCATTGCGTTGTGTTTGTTGTTCGGAGGTCAGGTTACCAAACTCATCAAACGAATGCTTATGGCTTACCTCTGGCTCCGGTTGCTCGGGTTTAACTTCAGGGTTGTCTTTAATCAGCTTTTTAAGCTTGTCGAATTGAGTGTTTCGCCGCTCTTTCAATGCTTCAAGACGAACTTCGGCATTGGCCGTTTCTAAAGGGTCGGCAGATGTTTTGATGGTTTCCTCGTAACCCTGTATCTGGTCATCCATGCCTTTTATCTGCTCGCTCAGGTCTGCCTGTTGTTTGGCGATGGGTGTATAGGCGGTGTAAACCTGCTCAACCTTGCCAAGTAGTTGATTTTTAGTATCTTCCGGAAGGTCTGAATTGTTAATGGACTCAATAAACTTTTGCTTGTTCTTCCCTATCTGCCCTACAACAATTTTCAGGTCCGCCGCATTCTGTAATGATAGCTGTGCAATGTGCCCTTGGGTTTTGGTCGCATAATCGGCGCTTTCTCCGGCCTGCATGCCCTGTTCAATGGATTTGGCTATCAGCTTACCCGGGCGGTCCTTGATGCTTACAGCGGCCCCTATTTGCTCCGGGGTAGCTTTTATAAAATTGGCTACACGCGACATGTCGCGGGCATCGGTAAGTGTACTGAGAATGCTTTTATCCAACCTTATCTTGCTTATCTCCCTGCCCGTCCCGGTGACAATTCCCGGTGCTTCAAAAGCGGCTCCCATGCCAGCCTGTACGGCAGCGTTATCCCAGTTAATCTCCCGGCCGTTAACCAGGTCACTGCCAACTGATGTGCCGCCGAAAACGGCGCTTACCCCCAAAGCGTTAAGTAATGCTTTGGTAACTTCACCACCCTTAAACAATCCTTTTTGGGCGAGCAGGTTGGCTGCTTCTTTGCCAAATGTTTTACCCACCAGCATTTGTGCCTCAATGCTCATCCCCTCAATGCCGCCATGTACAAATCCCTCGCTTGCATTTCCAAGGGATTCGGTCATATCCTTGCCCTCGTTCCGGGCTTCTCCGTAGCCCTTTAATGCGCCGGTAGTAGCTAAAAACTTGGTGAGATGTGATATAACAGGCGCCGATTGACTCTCGGTCAACATTGTTCCGTTGGCAACCAGATTTTCCCCTCCTGTTAGTGCGGTAGCTGCCAGTAGCGGAACGGTTTGCATAACTCCTTCAGCTACATGTCCGGCTATGGTTTCGGGCTGACTGCGTTGCTCGAATTGCTTGTCGTATGAATCCGCTGCATCCTTAAACCAGTTAGCCTTTTGCGACTGGTAAGCTTTACCGGTAATTCCGGTATATATTTTACCCATCACATCATCAACAAATGTTGCTCCGGCATCTAATGGGCGCAAAACCGTATCCGATACTCCTTTATTTAGAGCCGGTAATTTTAATGCCTGTACAATATCATTGGCTAAGCCACGATTGTCATCTGCCTCCGTAAGGGTATCTGCCAGACGTTCATTGGCCTGCCCGATAATAGCGTCACTTGCGCCGGCCCCATGCTGCGCATCATAGGCTTGTTTACCCCCGTTAAGCCGTCTGGAAAGATTCGCTGTCTTATTCTCTTCATCCTGTAAAACCCGGTCGTAAACTTTTTTACCGCTTTGGGTAAGTACCATTGGTGTCGATGTATCTGGTGTAGCGAACGCTCCGGGTAGCTGTATTCCGTAAGACGCGGGCTTAAAAAATTGACTTTTAAAGGATTGGATATCCTTGGTATAATACTCAGCGCTTTGCAGCGCTCCGTGCAGTTTTGCTATACCTTCATCCGAAGAAAATTGCTTGTCAAAATCATCGTACGACTTGGTATAATAATCGGCATCGTTAAGTGCTTTCCATAATTTGTATTTCGGATTATCTGCCATTACAAATCATTTAAGCCCCCTTTGGTTAATTTTGTCTTTGGCTTCGGAGTTTCCTTCTTGCTGGTCGAAAATGCGCTTCCGCCACCCTTTGAATGAGCCTTCAGGGTCTGCTGCATAGACTTGGTAGTCGTTTTATTCACAGACAACTGCGAGGCTGGTATCATCACATTCACATCCCTGTCCCGTATTTTAGCCGTACCGATAAGCATGGGTATATAATCTACCTTGGTACCGTTAGGCAACGACAGGTACTTTTCTTTTGAAATAGGGTTTCCCTGGCTGTCTACAGGTACATCCTTAATTTGAGAAGCTTTGAACGATACACTACCGGATGCCGTTTGCCTGCCCTTCGTTCCGCCATGGTCCAGGTCATAATAGCCGGAGGATAAATCCACATTCTGGTTAATAGTAACAGGTGTCTCGTTAAACCCGGGAATTGTACCTGTATTCTTACCAGTCCTGAAGGTCACATCTTTAGATTTCGATGGGTCTATAGCTGCTACCGAATAGGGCGATGAGCTTTGAGAGGTATTACCTTGTAAACGGGTATACCACGGCCAGATAATGGAAGCCGGCTTGGGTTTATTTTTACGGCCAATCAGGCTTTCTTTAGCTACATCCAGCCCGTATAAATATTCCGGTGCGGTATCTTCCTTAATTGCCCTTGCGGCATACTGTTTACGTTCATCTTCGGGAAGGGCTGAAAATGTTTTTGCCCAGTATTGCTTGGCCTGCGGGTTGTTCTGGTATTCGGCCAGAAAATGATTTTCTATAGCACCGGGACTGCGTTGCAGTATATAGCCATTTTGTGTCGGGTCTATCGCATTCTTCGTCTTACTTGCCCATGCGGTGAAATTATAGGGTTTCTCCAATTGGGTAATATCAGGGGCCGGTTTACCCTCTTTCATAATTTCAGAAAGCGGCCGGTTGTAAAATTCATTAACCTTTGCCAAGGCATCTTCATTATATTTATCCGGATGTTCCCTGATAGATTTGGTAAGCGTATCCCACGTGCCCTGAAGATACTTCGCTGCCGAATTGGTCTGTTTCAGTAAATTGCTTTTGGTATGAAAATCTTTGTAAAGCTGAGCAGCCTTATCATTGGTCAATGCCCCGGATTTGTAAGGGTCGTACCGCATAACGGTGAGCTTGTGACCAATGTCATTGATATCATCAAGGGCTTTTTGTTGCTCTTCCTGCCACCGGAATGTAAAGTCTGGAGTTTCAGGCGTATATATCTTTTCAAGCTCCATGTTTCTTTTGCGCTCCGCTTCCTGCCGTGCCGCCTCAATTTTAGGCTGCTCGGCAACAGTCTGTACAAGTTCGTCAAAAGCCTTTATGGGATTTGTTTCTGCTTGGTAGGCGTAAAAATCTGGAACTCCGGGTTGTGCCATTTCGCTGGATTATAAGCCTAATAATTTTGTTAATATGGAAGAAGCGTCACCGCCCGCTCCGGCCAGTTGGCTATTGCCCTTCAGCAACGTTGAAAAGGCGGATGAAATATCTCCTATACCATTTCCAATACTCTCCTTACGGGCTTTTTCACGGGCTACATCGTCCTGGTATTTACCAATGGTATTCCAGTCAACTACACGGTTGGCATCCTGTGCATTTACCCCTAACTGGTTAATCAGGGTTGCTTCGTCTTGCTTGTCTTCGAGGGCTCCCTTATAGGCCATATCAGCCTCCTGGTTCATTTTACCCGCTTGCGCCGTTGCCAGTCCGGTTAAAAAGTCGGCACCATTGGTAGACGCCTTTCCCTGGTTAATATAACCGGCAACATCCTGGTCCAGCTTTTTCTGAAGTGTGTCTGCACCGGTAAGTCCTTTGGTTGCAGCCTCCCGTTTCGCTATGTCCAGCGCCTGTAACAGGTACGGGTTTTCAGTAATGGTCGGCCGTTCCACTTTAGATTTATTCGAGAATAATCCGAATAATCCTTTTCCTACGGACAATGCTAAGGGTAATGCAAATGGTATAGGCATAACAATAATTTTATCATTTCAAATATACATAATTTCACAAAGTGTGCACACAAATCAATCTGTAGGATTGCTTGCCGTGTAATATATCTCTGCCAGTATCAGCACAACTTCTTCTGGCCCTTCGTGCCGTAAGGTCAGCATAGCCACCTTACCCATTAAATCCCTTCCTTCAAATAACTTCTGTAATTCCGTTTTATCAGGGTTAGCGTCCGGCGTCAGCATATCCCGAAGAAAGGGCGCATAATAATCTCCTTCAAAGTATTCAAACCAGTTGGCTGTCAACTTGCTTTTCATACCTAACGGATGCCTGCTGTCGCCGGGAATAGTTATTTCAGGTAACCACAACACCCGGTTAGCCTGGTATTTCATAGACAATAGTATCTTATTGGCCGATGGCGATGGGTTAAATACGGTTTTTAAAACGGATGCGTACTGCTCACCATAAAAATTATTCCGTTGGGTTACATCATCATGGACCCACAGGTTTCCATCCTTAAACGTGCACAATTTATTTCCGAAGTTACCGCCGGATTCAGGCAGGTAATCGGCATGATAAATAAAACGTTGCTTCTTAATATCCAGCACAACGGTATCGGCCGCTATACCTTCTTTTGGTTTTATGCTCAAAATATAGCGCTTACGTTCAGGGTCGATATATCCCGGCATCTTGGCGGATGTGTTTCGTATATCGGCCAATGTTTTTGTCCAGAACTGAGCGTAAAATGCTTCTTCAGAAACGGCTTTAATTTCAAGTCCGCTCATGGCGCATATTACACCGCGGTATGTATCGGCAAAGTATTCTATCCCGCCATAAAGGGCATAGGATTCCGGACTTCTGCCAATACCGAATTTCTGGGGAGCATATTGTATATCGTTGAGTAACTGGTCTGATACGGCTACTGTAGCTGACCCGTCAGGGCTGGTCAGCATACGTTGATTGACCAGTATTTTACCTACACGCAATTCCTGTAAATTAGCCAGTACGCGGTCATTGTATTTGATGCGTAATATCTCACCATATTGCTCTTCGTACGTTTTTTGATTGCCTGGATAAAACCGGCTCAATCCATTAATATTGGTTTCCGCTACATAAGGACGGCTAAATCGGTGCGTAGCAATTCTTTTTAACCGTTTGGCATTGGGATTTTGTGCTGAGAAACGCCCATAGTCATATAACTTCGATGGGTAATAGTCTGAGAAATTAAAATCTTCAACGATAAGATTAATTAAACCCACATCGGAAATTCTATCTATTCGCTTAAATTTAATATTTCTTGTTTTTATATAGCAATCTGCTCCGTAAATCCTTCCTATAGCAGGCTGGTTTTCATCCTGATCCTGGATGGGTCCCTGATGGGCTCTGTTAGATAAACCCGGATTGAGCACATCATAACATTCACCTATTTCATAAAATACATTATCTGAATTTGTATCTGAATTTAACTGCTTAGGTTTATAAATCTCGATAAATAGATTTTTTGAAACCGTAAATGTTGGTTTAGCGATTTTCAACCATTTTCCTGGTAATATTACATGCCAGTCAGTTGTATTCTCTACACTCTTCGGCGGAGTGATAAATATTGTTCTTCCGTTATTGCTAACAGAACCCATTATATGGATAGTACCTGTGATATATACCTGCAATCCCCTGAAAGTGCTATCAAAAAATCCATCTATATTAACTGTAAATTCATTGCCGGAACAGGAAGCGATCGCATCATAATCCCTGCGTTCATCTTCTATGATATCCAATATTTCGGTATCGTAATAACTGGATGGCGAAAAAGACGGTGAGGCTGTTGCACTATCTACCAATCCTATAAAATTAATCCTGTCACCGGCTTCAAAATCATAACCGATAGCTTCATATTTTTTATAGGCTTTGTATTCATAAAAGGAATTGAGTTCAAGCATTAAATAATCATTCCCGTTCCTATTGGTTACATTGGTGTCATATCCCGGAACAATATGATCGGTTACCCATTCCAACGATGCTACATGTGTTAAATTCCTGGTTAAGCATGGTTGCCATTTTACAGCCTCTAACGGCGGCTTATGATTAATTTGATATTCTAAAATACCATACGTACCATAATTTTGGTTTATTTTTGGTGTTTCTCTCAACCATCCTTGTTTACTCTGCACCAACCATTGTCTGCCTATTTTATCCTCGTATATAATACCCGGTAAATATGAACTATTGTGTTTAAAGGTTTTATAAACATTAATAATTCCATTGTTCGCTGTAGGGTTATTAAATATAAATGTAAACTGCGCATTCAATTCGGTTAAATTATCCTTCCCCTCCTCAAAATTGGCATAATCAATGATATCGTCATTCACTAAATCCTGGCAAACCGGTTTTTCCGGGAAGTTATCATAGTTGAGTAAACTATCTTCATCAGGGATAGCGATACCGTTAACATCATTGTAAAAATTATAGGCGCAAGATATGTTATCTGCCAGTCCTAAATCAGCCTTATCAATAGTTGCTACTTTATAGAACTTCATCTCATCGTTATCAGAAACGGCAATATTTATTTTCCTGACATTTGAAGGCCCGGTATTAATGGTTATTACCAAAACATTATTCAGAATGGCATTACTGTCTTTATTGGGGTCCCCTTCACCAGGAATAAACGGACGTTTGGATATACTGCTCCACGCCGATTCTTCATAGTCATCATAAACAAATTGAGTTCTGGCATAAAACAGCTTTCTCTTCAGCCGGTTGTATGATTTGCTGGCATCAGTAGTATAAACTATGGTCGGCGGAGCAAGTGGCTGCGCTTTTGCCGCCGAAATAATATCTTCGGTTATTAACCCATATTCACTGTTACGGGCACGTTCAATATTAAGTTTCCGGGCATCATTATATCCACCCTCAACCCAGAAAAGTAAGCCTCTTTTAATATTAATGTGTACTATCGGATGTTCCCTGTCAAAGTTAAGCACGTTTACTCCACCGGTTTGAACCAGGTTATGCACCAGGTAAACCGTATCTTCTGTCGCTTCATCGGTTTCAATAATATGATGGTAGTTGTTAGAGTTCCATACAAACCGGTACAGCTTTCTGGTTTCGTCATGGAAGTAATTGCCCATAACTTCATTTTCACCTGCCGGTTGTGTGTACGGTATTAACCGGTTTGAAACGGGGTTAACCATAGCTCCGACTTTCCCGGTAATAGCATCGGCATTGTCAAAGTTTTTGGTACCGGGCAAATAGTCACCTTCCGGGATAAGTCTCGGTTCTAAGTCCGAGTTCATAGCCCCGGTAAACGTTATTTTATGACTTTGATCCGGCATAATTATTACTCTTTATTACCTTTTACCTTACGCCTCTAATAGCTGCTTACTGTTTGCACCGCGTGCCGTTTAAATAAGTCACTCCATTGTTCTTTGCTCATTCCCCGATACAGGCTTTGCAGGCGCTTATATTCAACCTGCCAATCCCGTTTATACTCGTTGGATAATCCTCGGTCCCGCTTTTTATTTACTTTGCTCAGGCAGAAGTTGATAATAGCCTCCTTTGCTTCAGATGGAACAAGATTTACTCCGCCTGTAGTTCCGTCGGCCTTATACTCCATTACCAGCTTCATTCGCTCACCGTAGTTAATCTTCCCGGAGAATTGCAATTCCCAGTCTTCACGGTTTTCTTTAAAAAAACCAAACCGGTTATAGCCTCCGCCAAGCCCGTAAACCGTACCGTTGGTAAATATGGGGTTGACAAACATGAACTGATCGGCCCGCTGAGAATCGTTATAGGCAAATAATTCGTTGATTTCCCGTTCACAACTTTCACGGTCGCATGGGCATACGTTTTTATGTGCGGTACAAAGTGTAGCGTCGTATCCCAATACTACAATTCGCCCGGTGCAGGTATCCATTAACCCGACTTTTGTCCATTGCACATAATCATTGGGTAGCCGGCAGGTGAGCACATCACTTATTTCAAGCAATATGGTTTTCACGTTGGGAAACTGGTACAGGTATAAGTCACCGTATGCACGCTGGCAAAAGGTCATGTTCCTTTCCAGGTAATTCAACTGCATATCGCCATCTTCTATGCAGGCGTCCTGTGCTACTTCTCGTAATGTAATTAATCCCATATTAAACCTTATTACCAGATACAATATCCTTTTGGTCAGCTATAAAATCTTTTGGTACAGCCTTTTCGCCAGTAAAGAACTTTTCCATAATATCCATCACATCTACTTCATACCCGGCAGGCAACGGCAGTTCGTCATCCTCGTTCAGGTCAATGGGATTGGGCACTATTTTAACCTTTACCTTTTCTGCCGAGTCCGGCAAATTCTGGAAATAAAGCCGGTTTCCCTCTGGCCGCACACGCACAATACCGGCATCAAGTGTTTGATTGTAAAACTTAAACGCGTGTATGGCTCCTTCAGACTGTACAATATATTTATCGCTGTAATCTTCGGGACCCACAAACCGGATACCCCTGTTTTGCGGGAAAGAAAGCGGGCGTACAGTGAACGTACTGTATTTATGCCCCAGTTCGTCTTTGGCTACCGGTAAAATGTACGGAAGGATAAAATCCTCCGGCAGGTCACGGGTGTCGTCAAAACGTATCTGGTTTCGGTACTGAACAAGCATCACGTATCCCACGGCCGCTGGCATATAAACTTCTACACGCTCCGGGGTAATAATACTGTCGGACGTGGTCATGCCTCCATTGATTTTTTGGGTTACCAGGCTGAGTAGCTCACCTTTTTTCATGCTTAGTTCATTTTAGCCATATCCATGTACTGCTGCTTTTCCAACATGGCATACTGTTGTATAATTTGCTCCCTGGTCTCCACACCAAACTGCTCCAGTACCAGGTTTTCAATCAGCGGGTACACATGTTCCGGCCATTCCAACGCGTTCGAGTTTTCAGCATCATGCGTGTAGGTAATGCCGTTTTCAGTTTCGCTGAGCGTAAATGCTATTTTACCAAATACCGGCGTACGGATATATCGCAATACCGTTAAAATAGAACCGGCTTCATATAGTTGAATCTTCCCGTTTTCATAGGTATAGATGTATTTCCCGCGTGTTTTATCAGGACGGTCGATATAATCGTCAAGCATATCTTCAACCTGATTGGAAGCGGCATAGCGTATTTTTCTAATCTTTACCTGCGGTTCTCCCGTAGTGTTGACAATGATTTTGTGCGATAAGCGTATATGGTGCCGGTAGTTTGACGGCGGGACGACTTCACCGCCAGGGCTGGATTGTATATCAGCTCTGGCAATGAATGGCAGCAAGGCGTCGGCAATACGCTGTGTTCGCTCAAAGTACGTTACAAAATGCTCAAAAGCCTCCAGTTCTGCCGTCTGTATAGATCTGGTAAAGTCCTCCCCGTTTAAAAAACCTTTAAATTGCTTTTTAAGTAGCTGACAGACTTTGTCGTAAAGTACTTTTTCGCTAATCATCTAATTTCACAAAGTGTGCACACAAATCTATTTAAAATAACTAAATCTTTCCTACTATTTGGAAGTTTGTGCCATCATACACCAGGTTCATTACCTGTCCTGCCGCTATATTTCCTGAAGCCAGTGCGGTAGAACCATTCTTTACAATGGCTTTAGCGCCTAAGTCATTCATGTTGAGCGTTGCGGCTCCGGTATTGGCATTCGTAAATTGTATGGTTACAGGCTGACCGGTGGCGTACTCGGTTATCTCCGGTTCGAGGTCGGCGGTATACGTGTCTGTACCTTCCGCCACGGCAAAGTTTAATGCGCCATTCTGCACATCAGCAATACTGGCTTTATCCCCCAATGACGTGGTGTTTCCGGCTAATCCTGTGGTATTGGCTTCAAGGCATTTACGCAGGTAAGCCACTTCCTGGTGGGGATTAATTGCTATTTTAACCGCAATGGCGTTACCCGTACTGATTCCGGTAAGGTTTTTAGGCAAGGTGTACCTGAATTGAGTAGCAGACAACCGTTCAAAATTGGTAAATCTCGGGTTGAGCTTCTTACCGGAAGATACATGTGTAACAATAATTTCATTTTTTTCGTCAAGCTCGATATTTGACGTAACGGTCACTTTAAAACTGTTGCTGTCTACAGTAAGTGACGCTGAACATTGGCTACCGGCTACCGCGGTGTCAATAAATCCTGTTGCTGGTAAATTTCTCATGGTTTGATTTTATTGATGATGAATGTTTTTATTAATACATAAATTAGAATACCCGCTATAAGTATGGAGAATAGTATAATAAGCACGATTCTGCCGCCAAAATTATTAACCACCGTCTTATCCGCTTCAACCTGCTTGGTTTTATTGAGCGATTTCCCGGTGCTATCCACCTTAACCTTAGCCTCAATCTTAACCTTGGCACTGCTATCCGATTTAACGGTCTTAGAGCCACTTATTTTGCTGTTATCCGACTTGCTTTTTGTGCCGGTAGAGGTTTTTCGCTTAGTAAGATTACCTGTTTTCGGGTCAAATTCTTCTTCTACGGTTGTAAAGGTATTCTTCTTCTGAATATCGTTTTGCTGCTCAACCTTATCCTCAACCTCATTCTTGACCTGAATCTCACTATCGGTTTTAATATCTGTTGAGGATTTTAGCTCAACCGCCTGCAATACCTTTGTTGTGGCCGCTTTGCGAGTACCACAGCTGAACAATACCAGGCTAATTAATATAACTACATACCGCATATATCTGTCTCCTTAATCGCTTCTTTTTATAAACGCCGTCACCTTCACGGCTACCGGCCTCGTTTGTATTGCCCTCAACAGTGGTTACCCAGGTATCAGACCATTTATCGACAAATCCTGTATGAGCAACACGCTTCAGGTTGCTAAACCATATAAAAAACACATCAGCCTGTTGGGGTTCCAGTGTTTGCTTGCCGGATTTGTAAATGGTCCGGCCTTGCTCCATAAGCTGAACACATCCGCCGCTGCGAGCTTTTTTTATTCCGTTTTGCCCAAACGTCCACGAGACGAAAGCGGCACACCAGGGGTTGCCTTTTTTAAGCCATACATACGATAAGTATCGCTCAACTTCAACGCCGTCATTATGGCCGGTTTTCTCACGTATGCCGACCTGTGAATAATACGTGTGCTGTACTTTAGCCCTTACTGTATTACCCGGCTGAGCGAAACAAGTAATACCAAAATGGTAAAGTACACAAACAACGATAAGCAGATTTTTTGCCATGGTTGAAGTTCTTTAAAATCGTTATTGAAAAAGTATTTCATATACTGACCGATGGCCGGCCACAAGGTTTTAACTACACTCCAGGTCACCGCCTGAAAAACGGCATACATTACTAATGTAACAACGATGATTTGCAGGACGCCCGCATCGTACGCCCCCGCTGTAGGGTCGAATATTCGCAGGATGTACGGAGATATAAAGAATGTCAGCACAGCCATAATAAGCGCCGAATACTCTTTGATAAATACTACTGTTTTGTGTTTCATAACTACTTTTTATTATTTTCTAAAACCGTTACCCGTTGGTCAAGCAACCTAACCTGTGTTGATGTGGCATTAATTTGATTTTGCAGCGACTGCATGAATATCTGTGTATCTTTAGTGCTGCCTTTGCCATCATTCTTCAGTTCAATAATTTGAGCCTGAACATCCGTTATTTTATCGCCCTGACGCTCTATAGCCGAAGTTATTTTAGTAATAAACATTACCCCGGCAGTCAGATAACTACAGAATAGTATCAAATCCTTTGCTTTGAATTGCAAATCTTCCCAGGCTGTTATTTTTTTCCTTTCGTCCATAGTTTTTCCGGTTTACTGACGTTTTAAAATTGCTTGTGCAACTCTTATATGATGTGATAGGTAAATAGCTTGTTGTGAAGTTAATCCATTTCCTATAGAGGCAAATCTGGTAGTTTGTGTACTAAATGTTGAACCACCTGTTGATAAAATATTTATATTATTATCATTTGTTGCTAAAGAATTAATCGCATAGTTTGATGAACTTGCTTGAAAAACACCATCATTATATTGTCCTGTATTACCAGATAATACATTTCCAATTAAATAGGATGTTTGTTTAATTATACTTGATAATGTAAAGCTTACATTATTAGATAATGATGCCAATGTACTAAAGCTATTTAGTCTATGAAAAGCTATACACATTTGTGATAGGTCTTTGTTTGCTCCCATACATCTACTATCATTCGCATCTGTTTTTGTTCTATCTCCATAAAATGATAAATGATAAGATGAATCAGAAAAACTATTTGCCTTTAAATGAGTATTTGCTATTCCATTTATTCCATTACCGGTCATTCCATACTTATCATGTGTTAAACCTCCACTAAATGTCATTCTAAAAGCACTATCATCATCTCTCGGATCTTTCAAATTAAGCATGTGCTGACTGGTATTGCCGCCAACAAAAGGATAGATAGCCTTAGTGCCATCCCAAGCCCCACAAGACTTAAAAGCTTTTACAATAGCATCTACATATAGCCTCGCTTCTTTACCTGTATAGTTGCCTTCACCGTTGATGTTGGCATCGTCATTCAATCCAGCGGCATCAATGAAGTTGATAGCGTCTTTATCAAAGTATCGTAGTTTCTTGCCGTTATGTGTTAGTATCATTATTATACTCCCCTGTATGCCCGTTGAGCGGCTGTTATTAGATGTGAAAATGCTATTGCTTGTTGGCTTGACATTCCTGTGGATATATGGCAAAATCCATAACCAGCACCTGTGAAGTTTAAAACAGTATGGTTTTGACCGTCATTACATGCTCCTAAATAAAACGAATATAGCAACCTGGTAACTTGAGGATTACTTAGAGCTGTTGTGTTGACTATATTTTTACATATTGCAAAAAATTCAGTGGCTGTTTTTGATGATAATATAAATCCAACATTATCGTGCCCCACGTAATTAATTTGTGTATTAATTCCTCCAGGTAGTGTTGTTCTTTGACCCCTAAGTAATATATTATTGCCAAAGCCACTTCTCAAATCATCTCCACCCGAGTTTTGAGAAGCAACAGTTCTATAAAAGGATAAAGAAATATTACTATCTTCTAAATCTGTATATGGTACTAATTTTGTATCTCCATATTGCGACGTACTAAATTTAACTCCTAAATTATTATAAGTCACACCATTAGGGAATGTCATCCTAAAAGCACTATCTGAATCTATGAGGTCAAGAAAATTAAACTTATGACTAATACTTAAATCACCAGTATCTTTTCCAGCAAATAGATAAACAGCACCTGTAGTAATTCCTGCTACCTTACAGGCGTTGTCAATGGCATTTACATATAGCAACCCTTTTCTGTCATTGCGGATATTTCCGCTGTCATCGGCGGCATCGATAAAGTCTTTAGCCCGTTTTGAAAGATATATTCTGCTCATCTTACCATCTCCTTACTTCGTTATCACCTATGGCTAAATAGGTATAGGTACCATCATCATACATTTGTCCGAGATGCATTACCTTGTCATCATCTGGTGTAATGGTAGCCCGGTCACTGGTATAAGTAGCTCCGGTAATAGCATCTATCACATCGGTATCCATCACGAAGCCTTCTATCTCTTCATCGTTGGCACTTATATCTCCAGAGGCATTTACGCTTACTGATCTGTTTGTAGAACCGGCCAGTACAGCATTTGATAATGCCTTTAGAATCCGGTTTGCACCTGTGCCATCATAGAACTTTAATTCACCCCCAACGTTATTAATTGCTCCACTTTCATTGCCGATATACTCCGCACCGGGCGCTAAGTTTATCTGTGCTGTAGTCGATGTTGAGGCCGCTACGGTAATATGGGCATTCTTGGCGGTTGTAGTGCCGAATAAACCCTTTGTAAAGCTCCATGATGCTGCGATGTTGACTGTTTGCGTTTTCAGCCAGTTCCAGAAATAGATTAACCCGTGACGACTTACAAACTTGCTGTCCTCGCTCGGTGTTGTTTGAGTTTGCAGATCTGCATCTGCGGCAAGTGTGCCTGTGAGTTTAGCATCTATTGCAGATTGCAACCCACTAATATCACCAATAGCAGTATTATGCGGATTACCTGTTGTTTGGCTATGGTCATAAGCTGTCTTACCCCTGTCACCTCGGTAGGCTGTTGCTGATGTTTCTCCTAAAGCAAGGTCGCTACCTATCATAATATAGGCGCTTCCGCTCCAACGATAGGTTTTATTGGTTATGGTATCAACATAAACTTTTCCTGCTTCTGGGGTGTATGGGTTATCATCAGGGTCATTAAAGGTGGTGGAATCAATATAAGTGCCTTCCAAGACATCATCAACAAATCCTGGTAATTGATTTGCTGGTATAACACCACCAACTAAATCAGCTTTTGTGTCCAAAACGCTTGCTAAAGCATCGTTATCTGTTGGTGTACCGCTTAATTTTGCAAATGGAACTCCTGATATGCTTCTAAACTTATTGTCAGCGGTTTGTTTAACCAGAAAATAATATTCGCCAGAAACAGAAGTAGATGCATTGTTTGTTAAGTCTCCACCTGCTATCATTGCTCCATTGGATTGTATATATCCTGATACATGGATATTGCCAGTCTGGGTGCTTGGAGGAGATAACCTTACATATCTTGCATCTCCTATTGTTTGTACTCTGTCATCAGTATAGTAGAGATTTGTAGAACCTTCTTCTATATCATCAGTATCTAAAGTAACTGTGCCTTGTTGTCCATTAACAGATGTTACAGCATCGGTACCATCAGATTTTTCCCATTTATTATCTGAGTTATAAATTAGGTAATCTCCATTAGTAACTTCTATATCACCTGAACCAAAGTCATGGTTAACTGGCGTAGGAGCTCCCGTAACTCTGTACATATCTCCTGGAGTACCCGTACCATCTTCCAGTTCAGGGGTATTAGTAGAAGCATCCCATACTCCTTTATATATTAATAAAGTGGCAGGAAGAAGAGAAAATGGAATCTTACCACCCGCATCAAGACCGGCGTATCCATTATTTTCATTCTTTTCTGATAATAATTGATAACTTGTAAGAGCTGATGTTATATCAGACGTAAGAGCTATAATTCCTCCTTTATCTTGAAATTTCCATTGTCTATTTCCTGTAAGAGGAGAATCTGGTTTTTGAATAGCTCCTAAAAATCCAGATATAGAAAGAAATACATAATCAGAACTATTAGTAATTCCTGATTTTAGATGTGGTGTATTAAAGAATGTTTTAATTCCTGTAATATTTTCAGCCAGATTTCCTGTTTTATGAACAACATCCTCATTTTTAGCATAAGCCGATAAATCTGGCGGGTCTATCGGGTCGGTGCTACCATCTACATTTCTAATAATAGTTCTTGCAAGTATAGTTCCTACCGGAGTGTTCGGTATTACAAAGTCTTCGGCAGCATCACCTTTTACAACTTCGTATCCGTTTGAACTCGACCAAACAATCAGGTCAGCACGTGGATAAGTATCATCCGGAGCCTCTAATTGTACATCTTCTTCTCCAACAGCTATGTTTACACCATTCTCGTTGAATATCCAGTCTAAGGTAGCTCCCATTGTGGCTACATAGCTTTCTTCATCGTAAGAATAGCTCCCTATTTGTATTACCTGGTTAAATGGCACAGGTTGATTACCGGCACTCCATGAGGATTCAAGTTCTGGGTGTTCCGGATCTAATAACAGCCACCATCCCTGCTTCGACGGATCATCAAGTCCGGCAACAAAAACAGGCATCTTAAACAGATAGCGGTCTGTTGTATAGGTAAATAAATCAGCATAATTCTCTGCATACATCTTCGCATCCAGAAGTTGTTTCTTCCTGGTTTCAAAAGCGAATGAAAAATCAATATCTCCCTTTTGTGCTGTCATTAGAATATTAATCTGATAAGTACCGAACCTCTGTCTATGCCGTTATAAGTATTCCGGGTATAGTCAACTAAATTTCCTTGTATGGTTTGAGTTACACTGCTTGGTGTAAAATCGCTTAAACGGTTGGTAGTGTCCCATTGCCCGGATACCGGGTTGAAGTATTGAATACTGGTCAATTCCCTTTCCTCCAACCACGCGTCAGGCACATCAAAAAACTGTTTATTGCCCCCGGTTTCAGCTACCAGGTTAAACTGGATGTTATTCCCAGTAATCATGCTCACCAAAGCCTGTTTGGTAGCGGTTTCAATATCAGAAGTAGCTGCAAATAAGGGGTAAACTCCCTCAAAGCTGGCCGACTGGTTAGCAGAAGTCCCGTCCGGGTATGGACTGTCGAAATCCTCGTTCTCGCTGTTCTTAGGTTGTGGACCTTCATCATAGCTCACCTTTGCAGTAAATGTATTCAGCCCCTGAACGCACTCATAATCCTCAACGGTAAAGGTATTTCCGGGTTGCACAACGTCTGCCCCTTCTTCGCCAAGTCCGATAAAGGTATAATCAGTCGCCTCCCCTGCCCGTGAATCCTGTACCGCGTTCGGGTTCCATATTCCGTCTACTAAAGCGCCTTTTATCTGCCCCCGGTTAAAGTTGAACGTTAATCCAACATCAACACGCTGCCCTATTTCACGCAAGCTGCCGGCATTTTGGCTCAGGCTGAACGTGGGGAGTACGAAGGTGGGGGTATACGTATTTGTTAGCATGGCTATAAGGGTAGCCGAATTTGCTTCTACGGTTCCTACAGTGTAGGTATCGCCGGGATGTATGCTGCCAATGCTCTCGGTAGAAATATGATCGGCCGGCGTTCCGGGATTGTTTGAAAATGTATAAACAGTTTGCCATTCGCCTTCCACTTTTTTGTAGAGCACCGCTTCGGTTTCCGATGTTTTAAGCCACATATCATCGTCATCCCCGTCTTCTGGTGTGGGCTCCGATGTACTGTTATAAAACTCGATACCGCCGTTATCCCCTTTTTCTCCCTGTGGCCCCATCGGTCCGGCAGGACCCTGTGCACCGGTATCTCCTTTATCCCCCTGCTGTCCTTTTAATCCCGGAGGACCTGCCGGGCCTATAGGTCCCTCAGGTCCTTTATCTCCGGCGTCGCCTTTATCTCCTTTAGGCCCTTGCACTCCCTGTGGTCCTGCCGGACCTGCGGGCCCCTGTACGCCCTGCGGACCAGACGGTCCTGTTGGACCCTGCGGACCTGCGGGTCCGGTTGCTCCTGTTGGGCCGGGTATGCCTTGCGGACCTGCCGGTCCTTGTGTCCCCTGGCTGCCGGTGTCACCCTTGTCTCCTTTATCGCCTTTGTCTCCTTTTTCACCAATTTCTCCCTGCGGGCCTTGTATTCCCTGGTCGCCTTTTGGCCCTTGTGAACCGGTAGCGCCTTTCAGTGGTATCGTAGTAAAGGTCGAACTGTCGGAATAGGTGAAAGTTAAGGAACTGTCTGGATTTAAAACGGTATTCGTAATAAGCAATCCCAGCGGACTTCCGGGTGCACCAATAGTAATTAATGCAATGCGTATTCGCTCCAGCAGCCATTCATACTCCTGTTTGGAAGTTACTTTTATCCGCACCCATATCTGATCTCCGGTAGAAATTCCGGCATAACGCTTGGGTATTTGAAATTCAAACTGGTTGTTTCCAAGTGCCTTGAATGGATTTACGGATTTGTTATTCGATGAAAATAAATACCTGCCGCTCGGAACATGGTATACCGTATGCATATTAGTAGACGACAAGTCGATAACAGACGTAAGCACTACCCGGTCGTAGTCCTCACCCACAAATAACTCGGGAGTTATCAGGCTCGAAACGTCTTTAGTGTCAATATATCCTATTCCTCGTAATACCATTAGATGAGCATGGCTTGTTTGGTTTCAACATCATACGTTACATTTCCAACATTGCTGGATTGATTGATATTAGCGTTGTGCGATTGTACCTGCACGTTCCTGTAAATGGTAAAGTTGTCTACAATGTCACCGCCGATATTGACAAAATCATATCCATTTTGCTGCATAGTGCCGCCCAGGTAGGTCTTTAGCGCTACCTGTATGTCACCCGTTCCCTTTGATGAATACCAAACGGCATTCATGCGTATTTTAATGGTTTCCAAATCGGGAAACTCCTCCGAAATAGCGTTGAAATTTACCAGTACGGATTCTACACCGTTATTTGAGGTATTGTCTCCTCCCCATGTCAGAAATGGATTAGTGGAATTATTGGGGATTTTGCTGCCCTGCCCGAAACCTACGTACGTGTTATCATAGATGGTTCCATTGTCATACATCCCCGTAAAGGTGTCGAGGTCCTGTCCTCCGCCCGGCATTAACTGGTAACTTAATACGGCATAATCAAACGGGTTCAGGATAATGGTATTGCAGGTTAATTCCTGCCACTCTCCGTTAAAAAAAATATGATCACCGTCTTTTAACGAATGCCACGCCCCGTCTTTGTAAAAAGACATGGGATTTACACATGCGTCGTAAAACCGGTTGCCATATCGAATATTGAGCTTGCCCATTATTTTATGGAGTTATCCAAACATCGCCATTGTAATAAGTGCCTCCTGTAGGTTCAGTTTCCTGCACAAATACCTGTATACTTCTTCCGGCGGGACCTTGTTCGCCTTGCTCGCCTTGCTCGCCCTGCGGACCGGTAGCGCCAGTTTCACCCTGTTCGCCTTGTGGTCCGGCAGGTCCCTGTTCGCCTTGTTCTCCCTGTTCTCCCTGCGGACCCTCCGGAACGGGATGCTGGCTGATAGATGTAATTCGCCCCGTAGCATCCACGGTAATGGTGCAGTAATAACCATCCATGCCGTAGGTTCCGGCGGTTACCCCGTTTTCAGCTAAAAATGCGGATACGGAATTGCCGGCTACAGAAAAATTAATATCAACGGTGTCAACAAAATTTATTGGAAAATCGCCATTGTACACATCATCGGTATAGGTATCTTTAACTATCTCATCAGGGCAGTTGCAGTCTAAGCCTAATAACTTATACAGGGCATCAAAATGATAAACAAAGTCGGTTGAGTTTGAACAGGACTGGCTTAGCACAAGTCCGGAGAAATGAAGCATCACTCCATTGGCCTTATCGGTCATTTCAAGACTTGCTCCGCCGCTGGCAGACGCCTGTGCTTTATATTGCTTCAGAAATTTCAGCAACGCCTTTTCAATACGACAGAAATTATACTTATTACTTACATTAAGTGCATCCTCAGCTTTTATCTCATACCTGATAAATACATTGGGTTCTGTTTCATCGGTATACGTGGTCAGCAGCGTGCTGATATAATCTCCTGCTACAATACTTGTGGCTTCAATACCGGTATTCCCGGCTGTTATATCTTCCCGGTTCGAGGTGTATGGGAATTTTAGGGTTAAAACCCGGCTTTCAATATCAGCATGTTCCGGGTACAATGTGGTATCCAGTGTTTTTACCTTTCGCTTAAAATAATCGTAGGTGATATTCACGCTTCCGGATATCGGATTGAACTTCAGGTAAAATGATTTGGATAGCTGGTAGGTAACAGAACTTCCGCCATCTGGCGTAACAACTACCGTATATTCTACCTGGTAGGTTCCGTTAAGGAAACTGCCGTTCCCGGCTTTGGGTATGGCAGTCTCCGTATTTTTTGTAACTGAAACACTGGTGCCGATAATCACGTTAACATCGGCCAGCCCGGATGAAAAATCGGTGTTTTGATAAATTATCGTTCCCAAGGGCGATATGATTTTGATATTGCCAAATACGGTATCTCCGTTAGATAGCTTAACAGTATAAGGGGTAGCATCGGTAAAGATGAACCTGTCCGCTTTGCTGTCAGCATAAAATTTCAAAACTATATCATCCTGGGTGATCATGCCGTTTTATTTTTTGGGTTTAGGACCTCTTTTGTTATTGTTGTTTGTTTTCGGGGTTGTTGCAATCACACCATTGGCGGTTAAATCATTAACCATTTTCCCGGCATTGTCCCCTGTTTCGTTAACAACCTCATCTATGCCAAGCAATTCCTTTAATTTATCCAGCATTTGGTCGCCTTCCTCGGTATCCAGGAATTCCACTAAGCTGGCCCGGTGGTTTTTCGGATCACCGTTTTCATGATCGTAAAGCAACTCACCCGGAAACCCTTCTTCATCAATGAAGTTGTAGGTTTTTAAATTGCGGTCGTAACCAATAATATCGGCGTCAATGGCCTTGGAAACAATAGCACTGGTGCTTAACACTACAGGCCAATTGACAGGCGCAACGTGATTTTGATGCGCAATATTCATTGCCTGGTTTGTACTTTCGTTCAGCGATTCGGAAGTAAACCCGGATATTTTTCGCTCAATATCGATAGCAGCAATACTTTCCTTCAGTTTCAGCCATAAATTGCTCATATCGCTGGCAATGGCATCTCTAAGGGTTAATTCCGCGTCTATCCCGGCGGGAACGGTACAGATATCAACATCCTTGTAAATTCCTTTGCTGAACTTCCATTTATCCCGGCCTCCGTCGTGAATCTTCACAATTACACCCTGGTCTATCGCTTCCTGTATAGCGCCGTAAAAGTCATTGGTAACATTGTTAAATACCTTGTGAAATACTTCGGGCATATCAATAGCGGCATTGGTCAGCCGGGCCCGTATTTCACCATCGGTAAGTTTTTTAGCCCCGGTAAAATGCGCTTTCAATTTCGCGTTGTCTGATATGGCCATAGCTTTCGCCTTGATACGAAGTTCCGCTCCGGGCAATTCATTGATCCACTCCAGGCACTCCTGAAGCAATTTGCCTTTGTTCAGAACAATCTGACTTTCTGCTTCAACATCTTTCAGCTTGTACATCCAGGCGGTGCCTTTTACATAAAACGGACTGTTAAGGCATTTGGGGTTTAGGTATAAAAACAGGAATTCATCGGTAGAAAACACCTGTTTTTGCTTGCCGGTATAATCAAATCTCCGGGGTTTATAATTGGGCACGTAATTGCCCTCTTTAGTTTTTTTAGAAGCATTGCTTTTGCAATACCGCATTTCCACATCCATTCCAAGGTCTGCATCAAAAACCCTGTAATAGGGCAGCATCCTTGTTCCTGCACCAGACGTTTCACGGTTATTTAATTCGTCTTTGGTGATTAAGTTAGGGTTGAGCACAAAAACGGCACGGCGATCCCTGAAATACTTTTCAAGTTTAAACTTTTTAATCAGTGCGTTTTCGTCCTGCTTTTTTTCGTCAATTAAAAACATGTCGTTAAAATTTTAAGGTTAATTAAAAAGTACTTCCGGACACTGTCCGGAAGTACTCGGATTGGGAATTATGCGGCAGGCCGCTGTATGATGATCTGGTTGGCACAGGCACCGTGAAATGCAATTTCTGAACGGTAATTGGTGTGCATAATATCAAATTCATCGGTTTTGGTGATGGGGCCGGCACCACCGGTGTTCCACAGTTCAGCTTTACGATTGTAGCCGTTAAGCGATTTATAGTGGTAGCCTACTGAAGGAATTTCAGTATTGGTTTGCTGGTCTTTGGTTTTACCCAATGGCATATAAATAGCCAGGAATGGAAAATCATATCCGGCTGTTCCGGCGTAGTTCGGGTCATTGAACGCGTCGCAGGATTTATGCACATAGCTGTATCCACCTTTTTTGATGAAGTTAAAGCCGATGTTCAGGGCAAAATCACTGGCATCCAGGTTATAATCCTCCATCTTATCTATACCGAAGTATTTCTTCACCGTGAAATCAACCATGGTATTTTGTACAAACTCTACCGCGGCATTTTCAACCAGCAGGAAGTGCTCATAGCCATGAATACCCATGATATCCTTACGCGGGATACGTTCTTTGGTGTAGATACGGCCAATATCGTCGTAATCTTCGATAGTATAGTTCGAAGAGTCAAACTCATCGGTATAACCGTTCTTCTGACCGAAGTCAAGCAGACCCTGTGTGCCTTGTACCGGTACGGAATAGCCTAAACCATCAACATTCTTGGTAATGTTGTCAATCTGCTGACCGAAAATCAGGGCGCCGTCTTTTGCCACCTCGAACCGGTAATTGGTATCTTGCTGGCTTTTCAGGTAGAACGAACCTTCGCGGCCTTCAACCGGCTCAAAATATGCCTTATTGGTCATTTCAGAACCTGTTGCCGAAACACGCTCTTTAATGATTTGATAAGTATTTTTGTATTTGATAACGCGGCTGATACGTCCCTGTGGTTGTCCGCTGCCTTCCGGGTGCGCATTATCGGAAATAAAATAGGTTCCGCCCTCTACAATAGAGGTGGCAAGGTCAACGGTCTGGCGGGTGGGCTTTAAGGTTAACCGGTGAGGGTTTGTAGAAATATTTTTTGAATCTACAAAAGCCTTGTCCCCGTTGGGCAAATAAATCTGGTCTCCCTCTACAGGATATGAACCGCGAACGGTAGTTCCGCCAATGGTAGAGGCGATCATATTGGTTGCATCCAGCTCAATAACAATCGCTGTACCGGGACCTTCAGATTCGGTGATGATACTACCAACGGTAATATTGTCAATTTTCCAATCTGCCTCCCAGTGCCCTACATGGTCTCCATTTCCGGGTTTACTGAACCCAAAAACGTCAAGCATCATGGCAAAACCTGGTTTATAACCATGGCGCTCAAATAAAACGGTTAATTCCTGTGGCGAGTACAGGTCGTAATCGGTCAATATCGCCTGTGAGTGAACGCCGGCAAATGCGGCGGGTTTTAATCCTCCCGGCAGTGAAGCTGCGGGAATATCTGGAGTGTACATCTCTGTGTCATTCTTTTTGTGGTTTGTTATTTACAGTTAAGACGCACCCTGTCCCGTTAATTTCTTTCGCCTCCATGTTTCAAAGGCGCTTTCCTGGCGGTCAGATGGTTGTGTTGTTGAACGTACAAATGAACCGTTACGGTCATATTCAGCCCGCAATTCAGCCTCTCTGGTAGAAGCTCCGTGTGCATAAGCCGCTGCAACATCACGATCGTATTGATAAGATTTAGCCATGGCTTGAACGTACGTCAACCCCGACTTAATACCATCCTCGTCGAGTTTGGTATTCGTATTTTTATAATATTCAACCAGGAGATTAGGTATCTCCTTTTTGAAGTCGTCTGCAATACCGAAATCAAATGCCCTGGCATCCTCTCCCTCTTTCGCTGCCGGGTTCAGGTTTACCGTTAACGTTGAAAACTGTTCAGCAATTTTCGGAGCCAGCGCCTCAACCTGTTTTATATAGGCTTCATGCGCCTTTTGCTGGTCAAGCTGTTCCTGTTTTTTACCGGCAAGCGGATCGTTTGCGGAGGCAATATAACCGTTCAGAAACTTTTCTGCCGACCTGACCTTGTCCTTCACCTCAGCTTCCGCCAGCAGGAATTCATCCATGGCTGCATCGAAATCTTCAGGTGCTTCAAAGTTGTTGGCATCAGGTGCTTCCAGGTTAAAATAACGACGGATATAAGCATCAGCCTGTTTTTCGGTGTATCCCTTTTCAAGGGTTAATTGCAGTTTAATTTTGTCTGCATCTCCCAGTGTGCTGATATCGCCAAGTTCATTCACGAAGTTAAAAGCCCTGAGCTGTTCAGTTGTGGCGCCGTTCTTCCTTAAATCATGTAATTTAAGTACGTACGGGTCTTCAATTTTAGACTTCTCCAACTGCTCGGCAGTTTCTTTGAGTTTAGCCTCAAACTGGTTTCGCTGTTCAGTAATGGTTTTTAATTCGTCAAATGCGGACAGCCGTTTCTTAAAATCATCCTCACTTGTTAATTCAATGTTATGGGTTTCTTTCAACCACTGTAATACATTAAATGCAGGCTGCGGATCTGTTTTATCAGTTCCCGGCTGTTTACCCGGATCAGAAGCATTATCCTTTGGATTTTTTACTGCGCCCGGCGCATCCTTTTTCGAATCCTGCTTGGTTTCCTGGTTTCCATCTTGGTTGGTATCATTGATTACCCCTAATACCCTTTTAGCCCGGCTAATAGGGTCATTTAGCGGCAATTGGGATGCTGTAGTTTCAGGTGTAGAAACAGGTTCTGCGGAAGGTGGCGTTCCTCCGCCGGTTGTTTCTATATCCTTCGGTTCGTCCTTGGTAGTATCTGTTGCTACTGTACTCATGGTTATCGCGTTAAAGTTAAAAATAAATTTTATTTAATTACACAAAGTATGCACACAAAATTTTGGAAAATTTTGTGTGCACTTATAACAGTTATTTTGAATTGAAGAAACTAAACGCTTCCCCTGAAGCAGCCAACCACGCATTGGCCTGCTTTCGCTTGCTTTCGTCATTGAAAAATTCCTCCGACTTAGGTAGCGGGTCGCCGTTAAATGCCTTTCCTCCTACGGCCTCGCAGTAAACATCATATAATCTTCGGGCCAGGTACTGATGTGTGGTCATACCCGATGGGGCTCCGGTAAGATTATTATTAAGTGAATTATTTAATTGTCTGATACGGATGTAATTCAAGTGCTGGCCCAACCACAATTTTGCTTCAACAAGTGCCTTGTCAATAGCCATGTATGCAGGATATCCTTCTTCTTTTTTAGGAATTCCTGCTCGTAAATACCAACGAATAATATTTAAAGAATGCTGTATTTCCAACCTGAGTTGTTTGGTTACTCCGGTTTCATCCAATCTTCCGAGAGCTTCCATTAGTCCGGACTCTGACGATATTTTTAAATCTGCCGGTTTTTCAATTATCGGACTGCCTGCATCCATAGATTTAGGATACGGATTTACCGAACCAATATGGCCAAGTTCTATGCCAATCCACATAAACGCCTCCCGGAGCTTGGTCTTTGCCATGGATGTTGCTCGGTTAGCTGACAAATGCAACTCAACCTTCTGTATAATTTCGTCAATTCTTACTCTGTTGGTTTTTAAGAAGGGTTCAGCCCATGAGGTTTCACCACCAATATTTTCCCAATCCGTACGGTCTCCGTATTTTTCATATTGTGGAGAATTTAAAAGCTGATGCTCTTTGGTAAACACGTACACTACATCACCGGATTTGAACCAGAATCCATCCCATTCGGGTAGTTTAATACCATTGGTGGGTTCTTCTTTTTCAAACAATTCCCGAAGTGTTGGCTTTGGACTACATGTATTAACTGAGCCTTCAGTACATCTTTCCTTGTTTAAATCACCAATATTGCCATCATCTGATTTTAGTTGTTTCACAAGAACACCCTCGTTTTGAAACTCATTTAAAGCATTTTTTAATTCATCTGTATTTTCCATACTATTAATGTGGTTACCTGTACACCACAAGGTTTTAGTTAAAAATTATTGCTGTAATTCGGGTTGAGATATTTGCTCAGGCTGAATTTGCTGCTGAACCTGCGGCTCAGGCGGCAGCTCTCCCCGGCCTGCCAACGTGTTGTCTATCGTGGTTTTATGCGCCATGCCTTTTTCAAGTAATTTGGTTTCTCGGATTTCCTGCTGTTCCCTGATCATGAATTTGGTTCTGAGGTCATACTCAAAAGCAAGGGTTTCGCGGGAAGCCTGCTGGGCAACCAGTGCGCTTTGCTGGTCTTGCTGTGCTTTATTATTGGCCAGCGCCATCTGCTGCTGTATATCTTTCTCGCGGGTTTCTTCCTCGTACACGGCCAGCATTTGCTGGGCGAGCAGCAGGTTTCCTGAACGCAATATCCTGGCAACCATAATATACTGCGATGGCGTTATTCCGCCCGTATTCTGGGTAGCTCTGTTATTTTTCAGGGTATTGGCTTCCTGTAATAACAAATTGCGCTCTTCCGCCGTAGACATGAGTTGTATGCGTAGTGCACATTCGCCGTTGAGCGAATTTTTAACCAACGATATGGATTTTGTGGTTTCAGAACCATACGGACGGTAAATTGCCTCGATATCTTCGGTCTGGTTAACAATCTGCCAGCGAAGTGTAGCGTTTTTCAGGAAATTAAGGAATCCCATTTCGTAACATTGCTTCCAGATATAAATGGCATTGTTTGTTGCCGAAGCGGAAATATTGGCCACCCCTAATCCTGTTCGTGGGGCCGGCGTGGTGCCATCTACAATCTCGCTGATACCGGTCAGGCTCCGTATATCTGAAAATGAAGCGTTAATTTCCTCCCGGTAGGTTTTAATGAGGTTGTAGATATTGCTCATATCTATCGGTATAATGGGATTTCCGGCGCCATTGGGGTTTTGAAAATCATCCAACCGTTGAAATATCAGCCATCCGTCTTCCTGGAACATGTCCATCAGGTCGCGTGGCCCCATTTTAACGTTTCCAAGCGTAATACCTTCAAGGGCTTCCTTTACCACGGCTACGGCCGGAGCGCTTGGAATTTTGGTTTTCAAAACCCGGAGCCGCATCACGTCAAGCTGTATCTGGTCGGCAGCTTCCTTGCAGCTTTCTACCATACTGGGTCCTTCTAAGCGGGTAACGTGTATAGGCACCACAGCCCGGCGGAAAACGGAACCGTTTGAACGCCGCTTTATCTCACGGGGAACAAAGTCAAGCTTACCGCAATTATAAACGTAATTGGTGCCCACAATCCATTTGCAGCGCTGTACAAAATCTACGCTGCCGGTGTTCAGCAGTTTACCCTCACGTTTAGAACGTTCCCTCAGCTTATAATCAAAATCCACCTTACGGGTTACCGTGGTTCCGTCGCGTTTGTTGGTCACGGTGGTATATTTTTCTGTATCCGGGCTTACCCAGTACATCGTCATTACGGTTACCCGCATATCGTCGTTAGGATAACACTTATATTGATTGTAATATTGCTGGGTTGAGGTATATAAATCGGCAGGATATGAAGTATTCCCGTTTCTGCCGGCATACGCCTTGGTGATATTGATGATTTCAATATCTGAAAACTCGCCGCTACGCCGTAGCTCACTGACGCTTACTTCTCCAAGGTAGCCGCCAAAATCTTTGTCAGAATGGTCCGGAAGTTCACTCCACGGACAAATTAACCGGGCTGGGTCTACATATTTACCCTTTACACGCATGTCGGTATCCACGTAATCTTCGCAGGCCCACATGCCGAGGTCAAGAATATCGTTCAGGAATTTTAATAACAAAACCGTATCCCATTTACTGTCATCACGGGTAATGTCGAGCAGGTTTTTGATAGCTATCTCCACATCCAACTGGAATCCGCCCTGCTCAAAAAAAGTATCGATTTGCCGTTCGGTATTGAATTGAGGCATATCCTGCGACTGTGTATCGCGACTGGGCCTCATACCTACCTCATCCATAAATTTCTGAAATTCATTATTCAGTCGCCATTTCAGCCAGCCTTTTTCTTCTTCCTTTAATTTGGATGAGGCGGGGTCTATGAACGCGGCAATGTATTCGTATTCCTGTTGCAGGAAAATTCCCAGTAACGTATGCTTAAACTTCGGAATTACCTTAACAATACTTTTTGAAATATTACTGAAGGCGATGTTCCGTTTCCGCTGAAAACTGTCTATCGGGTATAACTGGTCTAAATAGGTATGTATCGGTTGACGGCCTGCCCCGTATGCCCGGAGCAGTTCAAACGTTTTTTCATCGCCGGAATAAGGCACCAGGCACTTGTTCTGGGTGTAAAGCATGTAAAAATGTTTCACACAGGCCAGGTAATAGCTTTTATCTTTCTTCAATTCCGGGTCCATGTTATCGTCCGGCATTGGATAGTTTTGTTTCAGGTCAAAATCCTTCATTACGCTGATAATTTGAATGAGTGGAACCAATGTGAGTTAATGGAATTTTCATTCCCTTCATCGGGTAACTTCGCATAACGCTTGTTAGCGCCAAGCAAGGCAAAGCCGCTGGCTACAGTTAAATCATGTTTGGTACGTTTTGCCCGGGTAAATGCCTGCCAGTCTTTAAGCAGGTTGTAATGCTCTACCAATGGGCAGTAGTTGGCGGTATAAACCTGTATAGCTTCCAGGTACTGGTCTATAAGCGATACTGTTGATGCGGCGCCAACCTCGTTCTTTTTATTGTTTGAACTGGTTTTGGTTTCTTCCGGTCTGAACATCAGGTACCTGGCAAAACCATATTTATTAAAGTAATTTCTTAATCCGGGCTTATTGGTTTCAACAAGCACCTCGCAGCCAAAATAAATAGCCGCTTTCAGGGCATCCTCATAAAGCAGCTCTGCCGAATCTTTCCGGATGCAGTATATGCCCACGAAACGGTTGCTTTTCATCTGCCGTACCTGGTCTTCATCCTGTCTGTCGAGCAGCCCGTCTAACGAGAAATCATGCTTTTTAAAGATGCAGATAGCACCGTTTGACATACGTCCGTCATTGGTAGTATCATGGTCGTATGGGTCTACCCCGATGCAATAGCGATGGTAATTACCCGGACCGAAGCCTTTGCTGGGGTAATGGATTTTCTTATTCGCTTCCGACGGGTCGGCAAACAACTCTGAAAATTCAAAATCCCCCTGCGGATGGTCAATAAATTCAACGCTGCCACCAAATATGCCATTTACCCATACCAGGTTGCCACGCCGTACCTTAGAATTGGTGTAATTCTGAATTTCCATGATTTTCGCCGAAATACCAGCGGCGTTAAACAGGCAGGTTTCGGCAGAAGGTGTAAGCGCATCGTCAATATTACGCGGGTATTTTCTCCTGAACTCAATGGCTTCCTTTAACTTGCCTTCGGATATTAGGTGGGCAACCTCGTTTTCAATGAACGCGATGTTTTCCTCAACGGTCGGGAATCCAAATTCATCGTAATTTCCACAGGTAATGGCATCACGAAAAATACGCAGCAGACCGGTAGAGGTAGAACCGTTCTTATTAATATTTGCGGGGTCTGAACCATCCCAGAACCATTTGGCATATTCCAGGCTCTTTAACGATTTTATTTCCTGAACCGTAGTGGTTACAATACCCTTGCCGATTATTTTAGAACCGTTTTTCAGGGTGAGCGTAGGTTTTACATACGTGCCCCACGCTACGGTTGGGTCCATATCCTGCTCATCCATCTTACCAACCTCATCCAGGTGATAACGCTCACGGCGCTTGCCATCGTAGGCTTTTTCTACCGTGGGCTTGTAGTCAATAGATGAATTTAAGGCCCTGATATTGTCCTCTTCATCGGCAATGTTATATTCTTCCTTTTCCTCATCCGACAGTCCCTTTGAGGTGATTTTCTTTTCCGGCATCCGGAACTTCAACCCTTTTTTTGGCTCCGTGGTTCCCTGGTTTATCGGCTTGAAAAACCAGACCATATTTTGATGGGCGTTAATAAGCCGCATGTAGTTTTCAAAGGCGTCGTCACCGGTTTTATTCTGCATACCGCCGCGAACGTTCCTGACACGGCTGCAATATTCATAAATCACGCAAAGTGCCTTTTCTGTATCTCCCACACGCCGGGGCTTTATATCATACCCACCAAAGCATTTGGAATCATTAACGATATAGTGCCACCAGTAAAACCATAATAGATCATGGATACAGAATTCAGGCTTGCCGCCATCTTCCATGGTCCAGTAGTTCAGGTAATAGTAATACAAACCGGGTATCCATAGCGGATACCCTTTTACTAAAATCCAAATGCCGTGGTACCGGCGCTGAAATTCAAGGTCTATGATTTTATCACGCTCTTCGCGGGGCAGTGTTCTCAGGTTGCGTGGTAGTTCGGTTCGGTGAAATTTTTGTTTTTTTTCCGGCAACCCGAAGTTGACGTATTCTTTTAATGGAGGCGATTTCGGCATAGTTACATCATACTCCCACACCTTTACCGATTTTTTAATGGTCTTATCGGAAATGATATGCGGTATTTCGTATGTATAATTACTCTCCATATTTTATTTTCACTTTGTACGCATACAATTCAGGCTAAATGTTAAACCCCGGAAAGAAATTGATACAACTTCTGGTTCCAACGGGCATCATCTAAGGCGTTATGTTCGTTTTCTTGTTTTGGATAGTGAGGATTACCTTTGGTGTTTTTAAGTGCTTGCTCAAATGTTAACTCAGCCAATCCCTGTTCAGCGAAGAATTTCATATTTTTTATTGCCCTTTCATCCAGCATCTGTTTCAAGTCCCGGCAATACATTGGAAGGCCTTTTGGCAGGTCAATCATTCGACCAAATAAGGAGCAGAAAACCACCCAATCATAGTCTGCATAGTAGGCGTAGAATTCAGCATCTGATCTATAATCAAAACCATATCTTCTGTCAGAGTGCCAGGGGTGCAATACAAACTCTCTTATATCATTAGCTATTTGCTTATTACTTTTGCCATACTCCCTTTGTAGATTTCGGATAGACCTTACCACTGACGGGTCAAAATCGAATATTTCGTATTCCTCAGCCATAGGTCTAAGTACATTTTCCTTCACCCAGTCATCTGCATCTGATGGGTCAAACTCATTTGATATGGCGTAATATTCCCGCCCATCCTCGCAAACTATACCAATGCTGATTAAATCAATAAAGTGATAGGGTTTGTTGAACTTACCAATGGTAGGCAGCCATTTTATGGGCTTTTTAAATCCTTCAATAAATTCCGTGTCGATAAAGTATTTCATGATTAATATAGTTAATGGTTATATTACCGTATTCTCCTGGGCATATTCTTCCGCGTAATGCCGTTGATTTTTAGAGGTTTCAGAGATGATCATGTCCCGTATCCGCTTATCGTCAAACAGGCGCTCTTCCAGCTTCATTAAATCCGTTTTCATAGTATCCAGTTGAGCGGAAATTTTATTTTTCTTTTCAATATCTCGAAGAATATCATCCGAATTTTTATCCAGCGGTTTACGCATTTCGGCGGATATCTGGTGAAATGAAATCTTCTTGGTCAACCACGCTTCGTAATCGTATGAGGCATACAACTCAAAATATTTAGTTATAATAGCATTAACATACTGGTTTTTACCCTCAATAACCTTTAAAAGCTTTTCCGGCCATTTCCCTTTCTTTTCAAATCCGGCTACCTGTAGGGCCAGTTCCGCCCGTTGGGTATAATCCTTAATATTGGATATATCAGAGCCGCGGTCTATCAGGTTGCTGACGTAGATACAAATTTTTATAAGCGATAAACCCGGAATAGGCTTGTCAAATTCTTTATAGTAACCTAATTCCGGGTATACCTCCGCTATTTTCTGCGATCCGGTGATTACAGAAAAATCATAGAGCAGCTTATTTTGCTTTTTATCAGACATTAGAACGATTTACCGCCAAGCGCTAAAATTTCATTCAGCAGTCCCATATCCTGCTCATCAGAAAAACGAACATACAGCAGTCGTTTCAGCAATCCTTTGTTCCTGAAAAGGTCAAGACCCTTTTTGAAATAAGCCTTATCCTCTTTCCGGTAATTTTTATATTTACCCGTCTCATCCAACAGGCATAGGGCTACGGGTACAGATTCCTTGCCTTTAATACCCATAAAGATTTGCTCCCATATTTCAACTCCGCTTTTGCTGGTATTAACATCAACACCTTTTGGCGCCAGCTTTACAATTTCCGATTTCAGAATTTCCTCAGCTTCATTTACCGGGGCATCGTCCCGGATATTCTCTTCGGTTTTTTTCAATTCACCAACCGGGTTTTCTGTCTCGGCAACGGTGTTTGATGGAGCATCTGTTTCCTGGCTTTCATCCAATTGTTTCGAATTAGTTTCGGCTTCGTCAACTGGTTTTGTTGTTTCACCCGGTACAATTTCCACTTCCGGGGTTGGTTTCTCCGCAACAGGTATTTTTTCTTCTGTTACAACTTCGGCGGTTTTCTCTGTTTTCGGACTTTTGCCGGTAGTTTTAGCTTCCGGACCTTTGGCTGTTTTTTTATTTCCCATGATATTAAGAATTAGTGATTACCCATTCGTATAGCTTTTCGGCTGTTTGTATGATGTATTCCGTTTCATTGTGGTTACGCGAAGCGATATTCACACAATCCATCCGGATATTGGTATTTCTGGATTGTAATAATTGTTGTAATTTTACATTATCGACTTCGAGTTTGTCGATATAATCCTGCGCTTCTTTTGGTGTTGTAAATGACATATTAGTTGGTAATGATGGCGTAAATATCTCTTCGCTGCATCAGGTAAAACCGGTTTAACCCGTCAAAGGTCTCCAGGTACCTGAACTCCAGCGGAACATCAGAAAGTCTTTTGAATAAAATCATATCTCCGGGATTCACCACATCGGCATCCTTTACCCATTCCCGGTAACCGAGGTAGCCGTTATTCAGGCTGCCAGTATAACGCACCTTACCATAACCGGGCTTATCCTCGCCCACCTCGGTGGTAGGTTTTATTTTTAACCCGCTGGTCGAGTACAGGTCATGGTGCTGGTACCCTATGGGCTCCACCAGTACATATCCGTTGAGCATAACTACATCCTTCTCACGCTTAACCAGGTATAGTTGATCGTAGGGGATGAAATAACAGGGGTCGCCGTCAATTTCTACAATCCTGCCGTCTTCCTGGCATTCGTCATGCTGGATATAATGAAAATAAACCTTATCACCTTCAACAACCTCAATGGGCGTATCAAACGAACACGACACTTTATTCAGGTCCTGTAATTTTTTAACGATAAACCGGTTGTGGGTGAATTTGGGGTGAAGTTTCTTGAGGGCATTGGTTTTATGCCCGTTGTAGATGAGGTTTTCAGGAACAGAAAGCACTGTTCCGGTAACCGACCAAAAGTTTTGCGGGTTAATATCCGTGCGGGCAAATAATTCTGCGCCGCCGTCAAATTTGTAGTGGGTCAGGTTTTTATCTGGCTTAACCAGCACATAATTATGGGCCGTTGAATAGTGCATTAGTTTATCAGTTTAGCTGATGCTGATTTTGCAAACTGCGAGGAAAAGCTTTGCGCCTCTTCCTCTACCGCTACCACATCAAACATGGAAATGAACGTGTACTCTAACCCGTCAATGGTGTAATCGGCTTTTAAGCCCTGTCTGGGTATTACAATAACCTGTCCGGGCTTGTACGGCATGGGGTATTCGGGTGTACCTTCAGCGCACTTAATGATTTTTACACGCATAAAATTGCCGTCACGCTTAAAAATCGTCAGCTTTTTCTGCTCCCCTGCATTGGTTTTAATGTTTAGCTCTTCCGGTCCGCTGTCCGGTAATTTCTGAATAAGTAACCGGTGGTTTACCGGCTTTACCTGGTTAAGTTTAATTGCCATTTCTATTTTTTAATTTCACAAAGTGTGCACACAAATTTTGATATAAAAATTAACAAATCAAAATCATTGCCCGTTTCCCTGTGCCCGCCTTATCCAATCTGCTAACGTGAGGTAAGCCGAAACATACTTCTTAAGCAGGTCTGCGGTATTCTCCATAGCCTTGTATTTTTCCTTAATGAGTTTAGCTGACACGTTTTTACGGATGAGGGTAATAAGTTCTTTGGGTTGAAGCGGCTTTTTCATCTGATCTACCCTTGAAAAATTATTCTGCTTCTTCCACGATACAAAATCTTCCCAGATCAGTTTTTCTTCATCGGTAAAATCTTTAAAAAAATCAATTTCTTCATTTTTTTCAATTTTTGATTTTTTTCTTTTATTAATAGTATTAGTATATAATATATTATCTCTATTATATATATTATTATTTATATATAGACCGTTTTTGACCGACGGTACACCGACTTGGTCACCGTTTACTACACCGTTCGGTGTACCGTTCGCTATAGCGTTTTCACACCATTCGGTCAACTGCTCAGTAGTCCACGAATCTGACTCAGCAAGTAACTCATCGACATTAAACCTGTTTTTAAGCTCACTGGCCTCTTTTTTATTCAAATTCATCTTATTCAGAACATAGGCAAATGTTCCGATAAGTTTATTCTTTCTGATTTTTGAAGAGTTTGCCTCCAACACCTTAGATAGCTTTTTATTGACCAACCGGATACATTCGGTGTCACCGACGGTACCACCGTTAGGTACACCGACTTGGTCACCGTTTACTACACCGTTCGGTGTACCGTTCGCTATAGGAACTTCCCTGAATTTACTTTTAATTACAGACCATATTTTTCTGAAATCCTCAACCGAACGCTTGGTTTGCCTGGCTAAGCGCTCCTCATCCGATGGTAATGTTTGGTTAATGTGGTTGTAACATATCAAATCTATCAATGACCGGGCTTCGGCATCCGTCATTTCGGCAGTATCCGCCAGCCAGTCCTTTGAATTAAATTCAAACGTGTATTTCTTTGCCATTGTTGAATGATTTTGACAGATTGGTTTACTTAGAAAGTAAATCTGTAATTTCCTGTAGCTTTTCGGCGTGCTCTGGCTTAAATACAAACTCATCCCAGTGTCCATATTTACATTTATAGCCAAAAATATATTTTAACCCCGCTTTTAAGCGCCTTAAAAATCCCTGATGTGTTAGATGGATATAACAGTAAAAAATATTGTCATCCTCATCATATTCGATAATTATTTGATGTTCCCTGCTATTGCATTCGCAGATTAATACAGTTGGTAGCTGTTCGTTATTACTTTCCATGGTTTATTTGTTTAACTAATTCTTTAATTCCCCTACCATCAATAATAGATTTTCCTGTATGCCATCCTGAATATGGAAATACAGTTACAATCTCTCCTTTAAATATAAAAGTGAGAGCTGTTTTTGTTTCTGATTCAATTCTATATTCCAGTTCAATCAATATCTTTTTTACATATTGCATTCTTTCGGGCTGTAATTTTTGTTCCCGCTCTTTGTCTAATCTGCTCATGATTGTGTTTTTGTTATATAAGCGTAAGTTCCTTTGAGAAACTAAGGGCCAAGGGCATAGCCATAGCTAAATCTGATTTCGGAAGCAGATATTTGTATTTGTCTTCTATCCTTTTTGCCAAGGCCAGTTTACGATGAATTATAGCTTTATGATAAACTCTTTGAACCTTTATCTCTAAGGATTTTTTATTGCTATAGTCTAAAAGTTCATGCAATAATTCTGTAGATGGAATATTATTCATAATTGGTTAGGTTTAGACGGTTTTAGCAACTTAAATTTCCAACCCAAAATTTTTAGGTATTTGGTATATCCGTATCGTTCTGAAAACAATTCAAATGCTTTCATTTTCTGACCTCTTCCCCAAATGCCGTAACTGCCAAAAAATCTAAACCAGAAAAAATGTTTTTTATAATGCAGGTAAAATATTTTGCCAATCTTAAATATCTTTCCGGTAGAATCTATTTGCCCATATTCGTCCAATGTATATTGGTTTAGTTTTTTGCCGTCATACGCATCTTTTGACGGTACGAAATCTATCTTACTGCTTAAATTATTGTTTTTCATTTTGACACATTTCATTTTTCATAACAGTGGAGACCGTGTTCTGCCAAAACCTGGTGCATTGCTCACCTCTTCCAGAAGCGCATATTCCGCTTCCGGGTAGCGTTTTCTCAGGATGTTGTAGATTGGTGTACTCATTGTTTTTGTTTAATTTGCCGGGTGGACAGGATTCGAACCTGCAAGACTTTAAAAAATAATTACTAACGTGCTTTACACCGTTTGCAACCGGCAGCTTGTACGTTTCATTACTATGTCTGGTTAGCGTCTACCAATTCCGCCACCACCCGGTATTATTTTAAAATTTTGCGTATCGCCCGCATGAGATAGTCGCTCAGCATTAACCGACCGATTAAAAAAATGCCCCCAATACCGTAATATTTGATTATCCTGCGCATTTGTTCATTTTTACAGGTTGTACAATACCATCTTTAATCCTGAAAACGGAAATATGGCCTTCTCCCCCATCGTACGGGTCAACGCCGGCAACATACCTTCCCTTAACCTGGTCATCTGCTCGCCCATTTTGGGCGTCATGCAGTGGGGTGGACTTGCCGGGCCGGATTGCCCCCGCGAAAAATTTTTTTTTCATTTTACAGCCTCCCTTAAAAAAACTATCATCTCCACTCCCAGCGCCGAAAAAATTTTTTTTAAATTCCTCTCTCCCGGCTTCTTTATCTCCCCCCGTTCTATTTTTGACAGGTACGACTTATCAACCCCGGACATGTCCGCCAAAACAGCCAGGCTATATTTATTTCCAAGTCTTACCCGTTTTATTTCCTTACCTATTTCCTTCATAGTGTCAGAATATTACCACCAAACCCCGTATTTCGTAGTCATTTTATGACACAAACATAGGTACAAAATTTTAAAAAAGAAATATTTTGATATATTTTATATCCATTAGTTATATTTTTACATCCGTAACGTTTTTTCTTCTCCCCTTGCATCCAGAAGTACACGCAACTACCGATAGGATATGGGGGCGAAAAAACAAAATGGGCAAACGACTTAAATGTGCCGTATGGGGGTCAAAAACGAATATTTATAATATTATATTCTGGGCAATACAATAGAGTAGGAGAGGCACACAATTACGCATGATTTACAGCCTACTTAACATAATGTTCATTATATATCCACATAGGCAAGGGTAATTTATATACAATAAATGGGCAAGGTCCAATACCTGGCAAAGGCTAAAAACAAACGAATGATCTGTTTTTTTTACACGTACACACACGCAGACACTCGCAATAGTTGCACATTATTAACATTTGATAGATAAATAGTATATGAAATCTAAACTACAGGAAGGTAAGTTATTCAGAACGGTAAACAGAGAACATAAAATACACGTTTGCGTGTTAAATAGCAGCTTGCCCCGGCTTGACGCCGGCAATATCGACTTCAGGGATTTTTACGTGCAGTTTGTTTTACTTGATGCCTTTAAAAGCGATTTTTGCCGCACTAACAAGGATTTAGGTTTAACACGGTACGAATTAGGGGTGTTGCTCCTACTCTATTCATTCTATACAGAAAACATCTTAACGGCGAGCGGAAAAGGTAAATTAAAACCTCAGCTTTTATGCAAAAATGATATTTACCGGCTATACCCTTTTTGCCACAACGCCAGGTTAAACGAAACACTCAAATCTCTTAATAAGCAGGGACATATCTCTTTTGTCGTGGAGCAATCAAAGAGAGCCGAGCAATTTAAGCGACACAGCATAACATTAAATAGAACTGGCATAAAGGCAGCCGGTCAATTTCTGGACAAATACAGACAATATATATCTTTAATATATCAAAATAAATAAATTTTTCCTGTTGATTATCAATAACTTATAACTTTTTCAATACAATTATATTGCATATTTATATCTTTTAGATATATTTGCTTTGTGTTTAGAAATAAGCAATACAAAAGGACTGTAAAAATTAATCATTCAACACAATGGAAGTATTAGTTAATAGGGCCAAGATGGCCATGCCTGAGATAGAGAAATCTATAGCGGATTTGATTAAAAAAGATTTAGGAGCCAAAAAAGTTAGCGTTTTGTGCAAAATAAGGCACTGGGAGGGGCATACCTGCCCTGAATTCTCTGCGGTAGCAGACGGGGTTAAAATAAAAATTAGAGCATGAAACAATTGCAAACAGCATTTACAAAACAAAGGTATAAACCTACTTGTTAGGCGTTGTTTATCCGTGTGGTTCGGGCATAAATTTGAGCGTGGGTACACCTACCGCCGGATTAAGCACACCAGTTTGGATATTTTGGAAAAACATCATTATCTAATGCTTGATGATGGTTGGGAACAGGACGGGGATGTTGAAGCTGGATTTAATTCTGCCTGGTGTTGGTACAGGCGACCCGAATAGCCGCAAGTAATTATTTTTTAATTCAGCAAATGAAATACCTGATTTTGCAAATAAACGGCAAAACCTGCTATTGTCACCATCTAAGTTGCAATAAATTAGATACCTGGTGTAAAGAATATCGAAAAGATAATTACTACAGGGTACCCAATTGCTTACTGGATGAAACGGAGAGCAGAGGATCTGTAAAGTTTGGGCAATTAAATATTGTATTGGCTTCCAAATCAACAGACAGTTTTAAAGAATTGGTAATTCGGGAACATACTACAAACCCAATACAATTAGAGGCTTTTATTTGTTAAATTATGTGTGCATACTAAGTGAAATTATAAATAAAAAATATATGAAAAAAACAACATTAACTCCATTTCAGGTGAACTACATCAAAAAGGTTGCTCGTCTGACAATTAAAAAAAACGGCGTTTTACCCATTTTAGATAGCTTTTTAATACAAAATGGCGAGCTGATGGCAACAGATTTGCAGAATTTCGTCACCATCAAAGGTTTAAACCTGAACAAAGACTTGCAGTTCTGCATAGATGGAAAATCCCTGCTTAATGTAATAGACAACATGAGTACATTTTCTATAAGCCAGGGAAGAAGCATTGAGTTCTGTTCATATTCAGAAAAAATGATTTTTGAGTATGAAGAAGCGGGAGAGTTTCCAAAAACTCCCGTAGAAAACAGCGAAATACAGGGATTTATTACAAAAGAAGACGTTGATCATATCGCTGAGGCAGTAAAGTTTACAGGGCATGATGAGCTGAGACCGGCACTGACTTGTATAGCTTTAAAAGACGGATATATAGCTGCAACAGATGCCCATTTATTATACTTTAAAAAATCAGGCATCCAACCAAAGAAACCGGTATTATTATCAAAATCAACCTGTCACCTAATTTCATTGTTTGGATATATTGAACCCCTCCGCCTTAGCGTAGGAACTGCATATATTACTATTGAAAACAGCATTGTAAAAATAGTTTCACGCAGTGTTGATGAAAATTATCCAGATTTTCAAAAAGTCATCCCAACAGAAACTACTACTTCTATTGTGGTGAGCAAAGATGAACTTCACGACACCATCAGAAAAGCATTACTTGTAGCTGATCCAATAACAAAGCTGGTAAAGTTTAAAGCAAACGGAACTTTGCAGATAACTGCTAAAAATTCTAATCATGGCCGAGCTTATAAAAGAACGGTTGATTTGGCCAAGATTGACGGTTATGAAATTGAAATAGGGTTTAACGGTAAATTTTTTGATAAAGCGCTGAGCACTACAAATTCATACGCTGCAACCATTGAATTAGGATCACCAACCAGGGCCGCAATACTCAACAAGAATATACTGGTTATGCCTGTAACTATCAATGAAGAATCATGAGCAAATATTGGCGGCAAATTAAATCTCATCCAGTATACCAGTACCGGGTAGAAATCATACTGTTTATCATGTTTTTAATATTCAGCTAATGGAAACACGGGGAAGAAAGGAACGAAAGGGCAATTACTACTTCTTTTACAGAAGCAATGGCAAGACATCGTCAATAGAACGATATGGCAGCAAGTCGCGAATAAAAGAAGTTTTGGATAGGCTAAACGAACGCGGAATAATATTAGACAAGGTATTCATTAGCAATTCCCTGGATTTTATCCAGTTCCTGAATCGTAAACCAGGTGTTGTATTTAGCCGACTTCATAAGGAAACTAAGCTTCAGGCCAGTACGCTAATAAGGCTCACTGATGGTACGCTCAACATGACAAAACACTATGCTGCCATTATCTCTCCAGTACTTAATTCTTATGGATGGAAAACAAGCCCTGAATATTTATTACGGGGTGCAGCAGAAAAGAAACCCAGAACTATTAAACGTAAAAAGGAGACCGTATGACACGTAAACAATACGCATTACACTATCGGATAACCACCAGAGGTAAAGAGATACCCCCAAAAGCGCAAAATGGTTCTTATACGTTAGGTTTAGGTAAAATACAGCCGGGTTAGCGCTCCCGGCTTTGTGAACGGTTATAGGCAATTAAAAATATGAGTAAAAAATTAGCAATGTTACAATTAGCCACAATGATGGCGTTAAGTGGGAATAGTCCGTATTCAGAACGGATAAAAAAAGAACCAAAGAAGCAGTTAACAGAAGATTCCATTGCAAAACAGAAAGGGTTGAAAAATCCCCCTATAGATTCTGGAATTAGCGGTGGTGGAAGCGCCCCCAGAACCAGGGTGTCAGATGTTATGAGACAATACGCTCAACGGTTTCGGGCTTTGCGTTCGTTGGGGATTTCCAGCACTAAAGCCCATTTGAAAAACAAAATTTGAATATATGACAGAACTTTATTTGAAAAACCAAAGCCCCAATGACGCAAAACCCGTGTTACAGGCAGTACTTTCTTTATTTGATGGTATTTCCTGCGGACAGATTGCCTTAGACCGTGCTGGGTATGAAGTAAGACAATATTTTGCAAGTGAGATTAAACCACACGCAATTAAATGTACACAAAGCAACTACCCAAACACAATACAATTAGGTAGTGTTTTGAATGTGAAAGGTAGCGACTTACCAAAAATTGATTTATTGATAGGTGGCTCTCCTTGTAAAGGGATTTCAAGATTGAATAAAAACCAAGAAGGACTTGAACACGCTGAAAGTAAATTGTTTTGGGAGTATATTAGATTACTTGAAGAAGTAAAACCAAAATACTTTTTACTTGAAAACACACACGGCAACAAAAAAGCCACCGAAATAATTACAGAAACATTAGGAGTTAAACCTATTTCAATAAATAGTAAGTTAGTTTCTGCTCAGAATAGACCGAGATACTATTGGACAAATATTCCCGGAATTAAGCAACCGAAAGACAAAGGAATTACAACTGCTGATGTTTTTGATTACTCTGGAGATTTAGCTGACGAATGTAGAGTAAAATGGCTAACTTCTGAAAGCGGTAAAAAATCGGTTGAAAATGGGTACACAAGAGTAAATCCATATCCTAAAAGCGGTTGCTTAACTGCAAACGGACACCGAAAATGGAACGAAAACTATTTATTGAAAGATGGTGTGTATCGCTACCTTTCACAAACTGAAATTGAAAAACTACAAACACTACCTATTGGTTACACAAAAACATTGTCTTACGATGAAGCGTATGATTGTATAGGCGATGCGTGGACAGTTGATATTATAGCACACATTCTGTCTTTTGCGGAGTGGTCGTAGTATTGCCTGTAACATATCGGGGCTTTGCGTAGTAGCCCTTAGTATAAACTTAAAATTAACCACGACACTTGATAGGGCTATTACGCAAAACCCTTGTTATGTGCCGTTAAATTTAGAACGATGAAAACAGATTTCAAATTAACAGGGTTGAGCCGTCCACAGTCATTTACCTGTGAGCCTTTGCAAAACGAAAATATCTTTTGGGCAAAAAACGGATTAGGATTAGAAAAGTTTAATGAGTTGTGGAATTATTGCAAAGGAAATTGGACTGATAGAAAGATTGCAGAAATAGAACACGACGGCTATTTTGAGGACGGAACTCCTAAAAACCCTGTTGTCGTTGGTATTCGTGAGGCGTCTGCTTAATGGCACATAACGTTGAAGCATTGCTGTCAGTGCTGGAATTTGAAAAACAAAAAGTTGAATTATGCAAAACAGTTTATTTGAAAATATACCGATGAGTGATGTACGTCAGCCAGCATTGCAGCAATGCAGTGTTGGCGGCAGTACGGTTGAATTAAGTAGGGTTTGGGCAATGCCTTCTATTTGGACATTCACAGTAAAGCCAATTGCAGGACTTATTTCTAAATACCATTTTGGAACGTGGGCAGACCCTTTTGCTGGCGAAAATTCACCTGCTGAAATAACAAACGACATTGAAGGACGTGGGGCAAAACATCAAATGGATGCTTTAGAGTTCCTAAAATCTTTGCCTGATAATTCATTAGATGGCTGCTTTTTTGACCCACCTTATTCAACCGAACAATGTTTGAGGCGATACACGCCAAAGCAAAAAGGAACTGCTGGTAGGGCTGAATATTGGGCAAAATGCAAAGATGAAATAAGGCGAATAGTAAAAGTTGGCGGTACTGTTATTTCATTTTGTTGGGATAGCACAGGCATTGGCAAGAAGCGTGGATTTGAGATAGTAGAAATAATGCTTGTCTGTCATGGAGCTTGTCACAATGACACGATAATAACCGTTGAAATTAAGCGGAGGTAGTATTGCCGCCAACTAATATATGTATTCACCCCCCTGTAACTAACTAATAATTAACAAAATACGTTATGAATATCGGAAAGTACCTGGATTTATATTCCGAAGATTTACGGTTAAAAAACTACGGAGAACGTACTATAAGTAATTATGTATCGCAAGTCCGTTGTTTTTTAAACCACTTTAACGGAATAGCCACAAAGCCATCAGAAATTAATGAAAGGCAGATTAAAGAATGGTTACTACAAGCTAAATCCATTAACGGCCGTAAACATCGTATATCCGCTGTTAAGCTATTCTACTCGTTAACGGGTAAACAGCCGTTAAAATTTAAGTACATTGAATATCCCAGAAGCGACAAGAAGTTGCCTATTGTGCTATCGCAAGCGGAAATTCAAGCGATGTTCAACGTGTGCGAGAACTTAAAGCATAAAGTAATACTGGCCTTATTGTATTCTGCCGGATTGCGGGTTTCGGAGCTTATAAACCTTAAATGGCAGCACATAGACCGCAGCCGGATGATTATTAACATTATAGCCGCCAAAGGCAAAAAAGACAGGCATGTGATGCTTACGCCAGATATTGTGCCTTTGCTGGAGAAATACTGGCACGCTTACCACAGCCGGGAATATGTATTGAACGGCTGGCATAATGAGCCTCAATACTCAGAACGTAGCGTTGGGCAGGTCATTAAACAGTTAGCTCAAAAAGCAGGCATAAATAAGCGTGTATACACACATTTAATGCGCCATTGCGCCTTTACGCACATGTTAGAGGCCGGAACGGACATTAATCTGATACAGCGACTTGCAGGGCACAATAGCGTTAAAACTACGTCCATTTACACGCATATAAGCCATAACCTGATTAGCAGGATACCTTCACCTTTAAACGCTATTAGGTTATGAAAGAGAAATTATTCATCGGCATTGACCCGGACGTAGACAAATCAGGTTTCGCACTATGGCTACCGGAATTTAAAGAGCTTATGTTAAACCAATACAGCCTTTTTGACCTGTTTAACGAGCTTTTGGGGTATCACAAAAATTATGACTTGACCGTAGTACTCGAAGCCGGGCATAAGGTAAAAAAAACATGGCACAAAGGCGGTAACGGCATGGCTAAACGGGTCGGCGCCAACAACGAAATAGGTCGCCAAATTGAGAAGTTTTTGACGGATAATAAGATAAGTTTTGAGCTTGTGATGCCGAAAGGATATAGCAGTTATACGCATAAAGATTTCTGCAAAATAACAGGGTATAAAGGTCAGACAAATAGTGAAAAGCGTGTTTCAGGATTGTTGGTTTATGGGAGAAAATAACGCAGGGTTAGCGCTCCCGGCTTTGTAAAAAGGAAAAATTATAATATGGAAACAATTGAAGTAAAAGGAGAATTTCTCTTTGAATTAAAAAGTAAACAGGAATGGGTCAACAGGGTTCCACAGATTTTACCCGATAAAATCAGAGGCGGTGAAACATGGATTTGGGTAGATAAAAATGGGAATGTTTTTGAAAGCGGAGCTGATTTTATGGCGGCTGAAATCCATGACACTTACCCCTGTAAAGTATATCGATTGTGTAATGTTGCTGGTTGGGCAAAGTAAAATGAATGACAATATGGAAGAAAGTAAAAAATGGGCTGAAAATCAGCTTACAGAAGAACAAGCAATTAAAATGGGTGAATACTTAATAGCTGAACTTAATAAAACAGAACAATGATAAGAATAGATAAATCTAATTAACAATGAAAACCTTAGACGAAATAAAAGACGAATTAGCGAAAGAGTACGGCCATGATGACTTTGAGAGCTTATTATGGGCAATGGCAGATGGAGAAGGTAATGCCGGTTTAAAATGGTTTGAAAAAGTACTTAATGAAGTAGCAAGGATATACGCTCAACAAGTCGCCGAAGATGTTAGGCAACGGTGTGCGGAGAATGCAAAAATTAAAGAAAAATATATCCCTGTTGATGACCCGTATTATGGCGAAGAAATACGATACGTTGTTAGTAAACAATCAATCTTAAACACTGAAATAAAGTTGCCATGAAAACAGAATGGAAAATTTACTTAGGTAAAAAATGTAAAAGAACAAGATTCGGCCATATAAATATTGTTCGCGGCATGTACTGTGGTGGAATTGAAAATTATTACTACGGCATTAAAGGGATTTTTGGAGTTCAAATAGTCAGAACGTGGGGCAAATATAAAATGGATAACTTTTTTGATAAATAAGCTAATATGAAACCAACAGACGATAAACTACGCAAAATAATGGGTCTTAAATTTAAATATTTAAGAAAGCGTAAAGACTTAAATCAGGACGAGGTTGCTTTTTTAATGGGGCTTACAAGGGTATCTATTTGCAATATAGAAGCTGGCAAGCAGTCACTTATACCATCTAATATCCTGAAAGCGTCTATCGTCTTTGAGTGTAGCATTTTAGATTTTTTTCCATCACGCGAAGAATATTGCCCTGTGATTGAATCGGCCACTGTCTTTGAAGAAAGGCAATTAAAAAATAAGATAGAAAAACTGGAAGCTAAGTTGACCTTATTAAAAAGTAATAAATAACAGCACTATGAACAAAGAAAAAGCAATACAGCGGCTAAAGTCGCTACGGTTAAACTTACAGGTTCACCCGGATACAGAGCCTAACAGCGAATTTGAAGATAGAATATCGGATTTGGATGAGGTGATAGAATGGATGCAGAAGCAGGATAGATGGATAAGTGTTGAGGATAGATTGCCGGAAGAAGCCGGCGACTACATGACCTATCACGAAGCAAGTAAACAAATAAGCATGGCTTATTATAACGAGTCTGCTAAAGTATTTACAATTAATAGCTATGGTGCTGTATGCCAGTATATCACCCACTGGCAACCGCTCCTGGAACCGCCGAAAAGGTAATAAACCATGTTGAACTTAAAGAAATTAGCCACATTATTAGACAATTCTCTGTCAAAAGAGACTAAGCAATCTGTTGAGCATTGGTTTGCATACAAGCAATTCAAACCGCCTTTCAGGGTTGGCCGAAAACAAAAACGTGCCGTGCTGGATGCTGATGGTAAAGAAGTCGTAGTATTTAAACCCGGCCTGGAAGATGCGGCACAGGATTATTGTAATTATTTAAACAATGGGAAAAGCTATTGATTACCTGCTGGATAGCATAGACGAAATTATGGATTATTTATTATGAAAGCACTTACAATTAAGCAACCATGGGCATCCTTAATTGCTCACGGTATTAAAGACATCGAGAACCGCACATGGCGAACTAACTTCCGAGGCAGGATTTATATTCATGCTTCGGCAAAATCAGTTGGTAACGACTTGGAAACAATTATAAATTACGAACAGTTCAAGTCTATTCCCGAAGATTTGCAGCATTACTTTACAAATGGTATTTGGCAAACATCCACAATCATAGGCGAAGTAGACATCATCGACTGCGTAATTAACCATCCGAGTATCTGGGCGGAGAAGGCACAACCTTATGATTTTGATGAATTTTACTTTCCATTATATAAAAAACCTGTCTATAATTGGGTATTAGCTAATCCGGTGCTCTACGACAAACCCATACTGAATGTTAAGGGTAAATTAAGATTTTGGGAGTATGAGGGCTTATCCACTGGACGGAGGTGAGGTATTAACGCTGATAATTACAATAATATTATTATGGAGAGCAGAGAAGAATTAGAAGAATTGCTCAGAAAGAATTTACAGGAAATGGAGGTTCTAAGGCAAGAGATTGCTAAAATAAATAAAGTCCTTAACCTGAACAAAACGACGAGCAAGAAGGAAAAAAAACAATCTATTGAAGATAAGATAATGTTTGATATTCTAATGAAAGGCTCAAAACGCTAATATACAGCTCTCGATGGTCGAGGCCGCTCCGCAATATTGCATTTTAGCTTTCTCAAATAAACTTCTGTTTGCTTTACCGTACTGTGCCGATTTTGAATAGAAATTTGAAACAAATCCCATCCTGATTCATAAGCATCAATATTTCCAGATGCCTTCATTGAATACAAAGAATATTTCTTATTTTCAGTATTGTAAATTTCTAATTTTTCAAGAACAGTTCGGAATGACTTACTAAGCCTGTAAGAGTTCACTTTAACCGGATATGGAACCATATTATTTGTAAATACGTAATAGTCATCTAATTTTTCATTATCAAAATACTTCTCCCAGTTTAGTTTTTCAAGCTCAGCTACAAATACCGGGTCAATATATAACCTGTTGAATATCTTCTTTTTATTTTTAGTAATGCCCGTAGATAAGTCAAAAAATCCCTCTTTGTAATTTCGAACATTTTTAATTTTTAATCGTCGGAGTTCCGATATCCGAATAAACGTGTACAGTATGGCACGACTGGCATATGAAAGTAACTTATTTGGCGGTGATACTACTTCATATTGCCGGTATTTTATAACCTGCGGATTATCAAGGAAATTAAAAATAGCTTTTAATTGTTCTTTGGTAAACGGTTCAAACCGTTCGCTATCCTCCACATCTTCTTTATTATCAATGTTCTTGATCGTATTCTTATAGTCGTAGAGTTTGGCGAAATGAGAAAAAAGCCCTTTGATATAACCCAATTGGATATTCCAGGTTGAATCATTTATAGTCCCTTTACTGTAACGTTCTTCAAAAAAACTATAAACAAAATGCTTCGGCACTTCATTAAGCATCTTCTTTTCATAATTATGCTTCTTGGCATAATCAAGGAATATATTAAAAAATGAATTATAGGTATTTTCCGTATTCTCTTTATTTTCCGGAGCACTTTTTTTCGCATTATCTTTTCCTGCTTTTATAGAAAGCCATTTTTTTATAGCATTTTCAACTGTTGGTACAGGAGAATCGTTTGCTGCTTCAGCTAAAATATCTTTTGCAGATTTATTTAAAAACGGTGAAATAGGATTACCGGTCTTAGGGTTGATACCGTTTTTTAAGGCTTTATAAACGGTATTTTTTACGGCTGCTCCATTAATCTTACGTTCTCTTAAATTCTTAATAATATCCTTTTTGTTAAGGACTGTAGAGTAATATTTTTGGGGCAACCACCTACCCTTTTCAAAATCCCAAATATGGTAATACACATACCAATCCCCATTTTCGGGCGTTTTAAGCTCTGGACTTCCCTTATAAAGCTGTTCGTCCGGAGGTAAATAATAATTACTATTATCTATTTCAACACGATTTAAATTCATACTTTTGTAACGCTCTTATGTGGTGTAATCTAAAAAATATTTCTACAATTTTCTACATCACATATAAAAACAGCGATTATAACACCATGAGGGATTTAACTATAAATTGTATACATTTTTTACCTCATAAATCAGTTAATTTTTTATTATCCAAAGTTAAATACATACCCATTTAACGATAAAATCAGCATATCTTTCTATTTCTTTAAGATATATTTTCTACATTATTTCTACAAATTCAATCTGAATTGCGATGTATTATTCAACAATTCGGCAATCAAATAAAAATAGCCCGGAGGACTAATCCGGGCTTTAATCATTCAACGGCAAGGGACTAAACCTGCCATGAAACCAAAGATACTTAATTTTCTTATGACATACAAAACCTTAAAGCCTACTCCTTTTATTTTTGGTTGGTTTTATTCTTTCTCAGAAATAATTCAATGCTTGTAATGCGTTTATTGACAAAATTATAAGCTCTGAGAAGGGTTTCTGCATCGGCATCCTGAACCGATATTTTCTTTGGTGTAAGTTTTGGCTTGGGTAAATGATACAATTTCTGCATAATATCCTCAACCTTTGCCAAACGTTCGGTCAAAGCGATATAATGTTTAACAATATCTCCAATAGCATAATTTTCATCTGGCGTTAAATCCTTTGGTTCAATACCCGGCCACACACCATCTTTAAACGGCTCTCCTATACCATATAACAGCCATTTATCCAAGACATTCAATTTAACCTGCATTCTAATAGCGATCGATTCAGTTATTTCACGTTCGCCAGCTCGTATTTTTTCAATATAGCTTTTACTGTATCCTAAAATATCAGCATATTGGTAAATGCTCAGGCCGAGCAATTCTGCGATATACCAGAACCTTTCATTGCTATTTTCAAACGATTTGAATTTCATTTTAGTCAACATCACTCCAGATAACTTTTTTAAGTTTATAAATTAAAACAATATCTTCTTGACCCACATCAAAAGCTCCAAAATTCGGATTATCACTATGCAATGTAAGTGTTTTCTTGCTTCTTAGCTCATTATTTTTTATACGGTATATGTTAAAATGGTCACTGAAACCAATTGCCACCAGACCGGTTTGAAAACTATAATCTTCCCTCCTTACTAAAGTACCTAAAAACCTTGTTCCATCACGGTATCGGTCAGCCATATTGTTTCCATTCAGTTCTATTATCGCCAGGTCGCTTTTATTATAGGCAACTTCGGGCTCAGAAACCAAAGTAGCCTCTTCCATTAATACCATATCATCTTCATTTAAAATAGTTGATAATGGATTTTTAGTACTATAAAAAGGTAGGTGTAGCTGAACTGTATCATTGAATAGCGAATCACTAATGAATTTACTATCGGAAAGTTCATCAGAAAGTTGTGTAATCGATACCCCATAATATTTACTCAGAATTTTTGCATTATTTAAAGTTAATGGCTTTTTACCCATTTCAAGATTTGCATAATGAGCCTGAGAAATACCCAATACGGTCGCTATGTCGCTTTGTTTTAAGCTCTTACTCCTTCTTAACTTTAATAGTGGTGTATTTTTTTTCATTGTTAATGAGTTAGTTACGGAAAAAATATCATTTTTATCATATATCCCTTGGTTATATTTTATATCTTTTAGATATATTTGTAAATGGTTTTATTGCTAATTATTGCCAAAAGTAGTAAAATATATCATTATGGAAATAAATATATCAGAAATTGTGATGTCAGTGCGTGAAAGACTTGACTCTATCGAGATAGAGTCCAATAAGGAATTTGAATCAGAAAAAAAACAATATATCCGTCAGCAAATGAATAAGTTATCAAAAAAAACAGGTAAGAAATTCAAGTCTAAAACAGTTAACGGGGTTTTCATTGTAAGGAGGGTAATTTAATGAGCGGTATAGATTTATTACTAAAAGAAGTATCCAGAGCTAACCGGAGGCTTGCTAAAATCGAAAAGATGTTAGAAAATCAGGAAATCCAAAATTCACAAGAATGGATTTTTGAGGCCGATGCTATGGATATAAGCGGATTAGCTAAAGACACCTTGAAAAGGTTCGTATCTGCTGGAAAAGTAATCTGGAAATGTTCTGCTGGTGGTAGAAAAATTGAATATCTTAAATCAAGCATTCTTACCTTAAAAACAAGTTTACATGGAAATTGAAAGCATTTTAACCGAAACAATCAAATGGGATTTTGAAGGTTCGGGTGTCATGACCGCTGTTTTAGAAAATAAGACAATAAAGAAACTTAATTTATGCGAGAAGGGAAACGAGCCCGATAAGTGCTTCACATCCACAGATATTGCTCATCTGTCAAATGTCCATAAAGCTTTGGGCGAATTATTGAGCCATATAAGCTAAACACGTCTTCACCTAATCTATTAATAATCATGAAAATTAAACATTACACTACAGGTATGACAAAGGCCGAATGGCTTGTAAAAAGAACAGAATTGGGTATTGGAGCATCCGAGGTTGCTACAATATTAAACTTAAATCCTTATGAAGATGCCGTTAAGCTATATTATATGAAGATTGGGCGGTATCAAAAAAACATCCGTTCAGAAAAAATGATGATGGGGAATGCTATAGAGCCATTTATCAAAGACCGTTGGTGTGAATGGGTCCCGGATGAGGAAGAGTACCTGTCAAATTTTGAAACCGGTAAAAAGGTTAGAAGTTTAAGACGCGTGAAGGCATTTACAATTAACCCTAACTACCCATGGCTATTTGCTTCTTTCGATTATTATGCACCAAAAAATCAGTTAGATGTATTTAATTTCTTTGAACGTCCGGATAAACTCAACCCTCTTGGGTTTCCGGTGCAGATGAAAAACACTACAATAAATGCAACTAAGCAGTGGATAAACGGCCTGCCTATTTATTATTACGTACAATGTCAAACTGAACTTCTGGTATCCAATGTGCCATATATGGAGTTTTGTTATTTGCAGGACGGCTATCATATAGAGAATATGCCAATACAATTAGACGATGTGGTTACAGAAGAAATGAGGGAAGCCGGATTTGATAAACCATTCGTTGAGGAAATATTAGAACGCACAAAAGACTTCTGGTACAACCGGGTATTACCGGCAAAAGGATATGTGGAGCAGATTAACAAACTTAAATCCAAAAGCGAAGCAGCTAACCAGGATGAAATTAATAAGCTCGAACAAAAGATTGTAGAATTAGAGCCCTCTCCTTCCGATTCTGAATGCTATGAAGAATTTATGCTTGATCTGTACAAAAATACAAGCGACAAAATAATTATCGAGGGTCGTCCTGAGCATTTAGAAATAGCTCTATTATACAATATGGCAAATGATGGAGAGAAAGCCCATAAAGAAAAAAAACAAATTGCCAGAAACCGCTTGATTGAACTTATGCGTGATGCGGAAAGGATAGATTTTGGCGAAAGAGGTAGAATAATATGGCGAAGAGCAGAGGGCAAAAAAGCATATTTCTCAGTACAGGTTATTTAACCTGTACTTATTCCAAATATTAATTTCATTATCATGAACGATTTACAAATCTTAAACCCAAATGATTCCTTACAGCATGTAATACGTGCCGAAATGGAAAGTCAGGTAGACATTGCTAAGCGCTGGCCACGAGACCTGCCTACGGTACTCAGTAAAATAAAAGCTATGGCCACCATAGACATAGAAACAGCAGAAGATTGCTTCTATGCCCTCCAGCGTGGCAGAGGTGAAGATGCGATATTAATAGAGGGGCTTTCAGTTCGCTTTGCCGAAATTATAGCCAGTTGTTGGGGCAATCTAAGAATTGGAACCCGAACCGTTGGGAATGATGGTAAAAAGATTACCGTACAGGGAGTTTGTCATGACCTCGAATCTAACTTGTTTGTAAGCAAAGAAGTGGATAGGAGAATTACTACTAAAACAGGGCAAACATTTTCCGAAGATATGCAGGTAGTTACCACCAATGCTGCCCAGGCTATAGCTTTTAGAAATGTAGTTCTTGCCGTTATACCAAAGGCAATAACCCGTAAAATAGTGGATGAGGTTAAACAAATTGCCATTGGCCAAACCCTTGACATCGAAAAGAAACGTAACAATGCAATTGCATATTACAAAACCTTGGGCGTCTCAGAGCAAGAGTTATTAAATCACCTTGGAATATCCTCGATAAATGAAATAGACAATGAAAAGGTAGTTTATTTATCAGGATTAAAAAATGCCATCAAAGAAGGTACCACAACGGTTTACGATACATTCAGGAGGGAAAAAGAAGAAAAAATAGAAACCGCTAAAACAAAGCCAACCGGCAATACTATGGCAGCTATGAATTCATTGAAGAAAAGCGATAAAGTTTTGTCCGAAAATGTGAGCATACAAAGTGAAAATAAAAAAACAGACAAAGAAACTGAAGACAAGCCTAATACAGAACAGGCCAGTGAGATAACTTTTCCAGAGGTGGAAGAATTAAACAAAGCCGGTGCAAGGTCTGGTAAAAATTCAACTGCAATTACAACATTCTTAAAAGACCATTTTTCGCCAGAGAGTTTTGAACAAGCAATAAAAGATAACGATTTGGGCGACTATGCCGGCATGATGGATTTTGCCTTGCGTGCTCCACGTGAAGATGTCAATATCTTGTTTTCAACACTGCTATAGGTGAAATCAGAAAAACATTGCTACATAACCGAAACCATAGCCAGTTACTGCAACAAAAAGAATGTTTACGCCCAACCAGGTTTAAAAGCAAAAATAATTAGCGTGCATGGAGATGTCTATCTGCTTGAACATCCAAAAGGATACAGGTTTCCATGTCACATATCAAAATTAAAACTCGTTCAACAATGAACCTCATTATAAGCACTTTAAAAAAATATCCTAATAAAAACATCAGCCAGGTTGCAAGGATATTACGCGTAGATGAATCTGTTGTAAGTCTTGCTCAACGTGACTATTTAAAACCGTTTCTCAAACGCAACTCACCATTATGGAACAGCCAATCCTATGGTAAAGGTTCCAAAGCAGAGAAAGGATTTTAACCACCAAATAACAACAAGAGTTATGAAAACCACTATCGAAGTAAACGGCAAGCCCGTAGAAATTGAGCTAACCAAAGAACAGGTAGCTGCTATTAAAAAAACATCCTTTAATTATAAGGATATTAAGACATTCCAGGATGCGCTGGATTTTAAGGGCGAAACATTAGAACAGTTTAACTGGCGAACAGAACGTGACAGCCCAGGAGAAAAATCCGGTAAAGCATTAGAAGTTTGGGCATACGCTATAAGAGGCGGTAAGGCGCTCACCAAAGAAGATTACTGGTACTATCCGTGGTTTAACCGCACTTCGTCGCCGTCCGGTCTCGCGTACTACGTCTTCAGCTTCGGCGGTACGGATGCGGATGTCGGCTCCCGCCTCTGTGTTTGTGATGCAGACCAGACCAAACACTTTGCAGAAGTAGCCATTGACGACTGGTCAACCTATATCTATTACAATAATTAACCAACACAAAAATGAAAAAGTATCTGCATTTAGAAAGTTTTGAAGCCGCAGCAAAGTTCCTCGGCTATGACCCAACCATTAAACCTGTAGTAACCGGCTTACCGGAGAAACATGCACAAAATGTAATATCCGGTTATGAGCTGGATGTAATATCCGAAGCGGCGTGGAAAGGTGAAGACAAGGAAATTGATTGGACAGACTGGAACCAACGTAAATACTATGCTTGGTGGGATATGTCTGCTTCGTCGCCGTCCGGTCTCGCGTGCAGCGTCTACCTCTTCGGCGATACGACTGCGCATGTCGGCTCCCGCCGCGTTTTTCCAACGCTGGAGATATTAAAATACGTGGTGAAGCAACACTTTGAAAAATACAAGGATATCCTTGTGATTCCAAAATAAAAGGGTGGTGTACTGCTTGGGCTGTAGCTTCGTCGCCGTCCGGTCTCGCGTACAACGACTACAACTACGACAATACGAATGCGAATGTCAGCTCCCACCATGCTTTAAAAACTAATGGCAGTACAGACCTTGCCAACATGGCAAAAAATTACATGGCGCTTTTAGGGCTTTGGTATTACGATACATCGTGAGAAGAAGACCTGCTAAAGCAGAGGCTTTATAAGTACATGAAACGGAAAAATAATTTATACGAACAAGTTTATAACATCTATAACCTTGAAAGGACCGCAGAAATTGCGGCCCTCGGAAAGGCAAAGCAATACGGTGTTATTGAGTTTCGCCAGCATCCGGACGAATACCTGATGGCATTGTACAATATGCTCAGGGATAAAACCTATAAAACCTCACCATATACAATTTTTAAAATCCACGAACCTAAAGAACGCATAATCTACCGTCTCCCTTTCTTCCCGGACCGTATTCTTCACCATGCGGTGATGAATATTCTGGAGCGAATATTTGTAGCCACATTTACGGCCGATACCTATAGCTGTATTAAAAAACGAGGCATACATGCCTTATCCAAAAAGGTTCGGAAATACCTGAAAAATATACCAGAAACTACGTATTGCCTGAAACTGGATATCACGAAATTTTACCCATCGGTAGACCATGCGATTATAAAACAATTATTACGCCGAATAATAAAGGATAAGGATCTGTTATGGCTGCTCGACGAAATAATTGACAGCGCCCCCGGATTGCCTATCGGTAACTACCTGAGCCAATATCTCGCCAATTTTTACCTCAGCTACTTTGACCACTGGCTAAAGGAAGTGAAAAGGGTTAAGTATTATGTAAGATATGCAGACGACCTGGTAATTCTCCATAACAGCAAAGCTTATTTGCATGCTTTAAGGGCAGAAATACAAGCCTATTTATACGATAAGCTCCACTTACTGGTAAAAGGTAATTACCAGGTATTTAAAGTGGAAGACAGAGGTATTGACGTGGTTGGATATAAGCACTTCCACAACCGGGTACTGATCAGGAAATCTATCAAGAAAAACTTTGCCCGGGCGGTGAAAGCCCGAAAACCAAGGGCAAGTATAGACAGCTACAAAGGCTGGGCTAAACACGCCAATAGTAAACATTTATTAAAAACCTTATTTCCAAATGAAAGCATTTAAAGATTTCGGAATTGTCTCTGAGGCCAGAGCGTTCGTTGGTGATAAAATAAAGATTGCCAAACTACTCAATACAACTATTGAAGTACATGCCTTTAAGATTGAAAACAGCAAGGTTAATTCAAGATTATGCCTGTATCTGCAAATTGAGCATAAAGGCGAAAAGAAAGTAGTGTTCACGGGCTCAACCGTCCTGATTGACCAGATACAAAAGGTCCCCGAAGATGGATTTCCATTTAGAACAATCATAGTTCAGGAAGACGAACGGTATTCATTTACATAATATGAGCAAGTGCACCATCCTACACGGCAATAACATAGAACTGCTAAAACAGTTCCCTGATAATTATTTCGCCAGCATCGTAACCGATTCTCCTTATGGACTTGGCAAGGAGCCAAACGCTGTAAAATGTTTAAGCGACTGGTTGGAAAAAGGCTACCACGAAGTTAAAGGGAAAGGTTTTATGGGCAATAACTGGGATGCCTTTGTACCGCAGCCCATCCTATGGAAAGAATGCTTTCGGGTGCTTAAACCGGGCGGTTATCTGCTCTCCTTTTTCGGTACCCGCACATACGACTGGGGAACTTTAGCTATCCGGTTAGCTGGCTTTGAAATACGAGATATGATAAGCTGGATTTATGGAAGTGGGTTCCCAAAATCGTTAGACATTAGCAAGGCGATTGAAGGCACTCTTTTGAACGGAACTTCTAATAAAAAAGACTTCAGTAAACTGAACGGAGAAAGGTTAGAAAGAGGTAATTGGGGTATTACAAAGTTCACCAAAGAACAGGGTTTTAGAAAAAAGGATTATACACACGAGACGAGTCAATCAGATAGGATTGGAAAGTTACAACCTACAACCGATGAAGCCAAACAATGGGAAGGCTATGGCACAGCGCTAAAACCAGCGTGTGAACCTATCTGTGTAGCCAGAAAGCCATTAACCGGTACTGTAGCTGAAAACGTTTTGAAGTGGGGCACTGGGGGATTAAATATAGATGGCTGTAGAATACCATTTGATAGTGACAAAGATTTAAAGTCTGCAACATTTGGACGTGGTACTAATATTATTGGTGGCAATTATGTAGGTGCTAAGCACACAGATGGTAGAAAAAATATAGAAGCGAATCCAACAGGCCGCTTCCCGTCAAATGTAATTTTAGATCCGGAATCTGCTACTGAATTAGACAGGCAAACTGGTCAATTAAGTTCTGGAACTCCATCCGGCACCAAAGCGGGCAATAACAATAACATTTACGGACAATTTGCAGGCGGAATGCCTGTAACCGGTTATGGCGATACAGGTGGAGCAAGCCGATTTTTTTACTGCGCAAAGGCGAGCCAGGATGAGCGCAACGCGGGATTGGAAGAATTGCAATCCGAAAAAGTAAATGATGGCCGAAAAACTGAAATAGACAACCCTTTTCAACGGGGTGAAACGTTAAGGAAAAACACACATCCTACCGTTAAGCCTATCGCTTTAATGCGTTACTTAATTCGCATGGTTACTCCACAGGGTGAAACCAGCCTTGATTTATTTGCCGGTTCCGGCACAACAGGTTGCGCTGCTGAATTAGAGGGTATTGATATCGTATTAATGGAAGCTGAAGAACAGTATATCCCTATCATACAAGCCAGAACAGCATACTGGCGAAAGATAGCGGAAGAAGAAACCAGGAAAGTCAATCTACAAAAAAGCCAGATGTCAATTTTTGATGTCATTGGGGAAAGGAGTGCGTCATGACTAACAAACAAAACTTCCTGTATTCAGAAGGCGGGGGATTTAACCACGCCTCACTCTTTTCCGGTATAGATGGCTTTTCGCTTGCTGCCACAATGATGGGATGGAAAAACACATTCCATTGCGAAATTAACGAGTTCTGCCAACTGGTTTTAAAAGATATATACGCCGATGCAACACACTACACAGATATTAAACAAACAGACTTCACTGTTTGGAGAGGAAAAATCGACATCCTTACCGGGGGATTCCCCTGCCAGCCCTACAGCGTTGCCGGGTTACGAAAAGGAAAGGAAGATGACCGCCACCTCTGGCCGGAGATGCTTAGAGCAATTAGAGAGGTTCAACCACGTTAGGTCGTGGGCGAAAACGTTCCTGGCCTTATTAGTTGGGGTGGAGGGATGGTATTCGACGAGGTGCAGACTGACCTGGAAGCTGAAGGGTACGAAGTACAACCGGTTATACTTCCAGCTTGTGCCGTCAACGCCCCACACAGGCGGGATAGAGTCTGGTTTGTTGCTTTCAACGCCAGCGGCGGCTATGGGCGGAACTGTCTCGCAGGAACAGGCGAAGGTGTTAGGATGGACTTGGAAGGGAACGAGTTATTACAGACCGGACGGAACAAAAGTACAAACAAATCTGAAGCAACAGATAACAATGCTTCCGACACCAACAACCAGCGATGCGAACAAGGGTGCGATAATCGGCAAGAACGATACATTCAAGACAACATCGGGATTACCGCGGAAGATAAACCAGAACGGGCACAGCAGCAGCGTAGGGTTGGCAAGGTTGGGGATATTCGGATTCCTGCCAACGCCGACAGCCAGCAGCGACCCGAAAGGGGGATGTACGAGGTCGAACCCGCACCGGCAAAACGATACACTGGCTCATTCGATTCACGGAATGGTGGGGACTACTGGCAAAGCTTCCCAACTCAATCCCCTGTTTGTGTTGGAGATGATGGGTTTTCCACCGAACTGGTGCGACAGCGCATTCGAGAAGATAGCATGGGACATCTATCTGAAAAAGAAATCGACCAAATCCTTTCAAAAGCGGCTACAAAATGGCGTGAAGCAACCATAATGGCAGCGGGTAACGCCGTGGTTCCACAAGTGGTATTACAGATTTTTAAAGCAATAGATGAATTTGAAAGGAGGAATGCAGCATGATAACCGTTAACAGTCTTTCAGGTGGCAAGACAAGCTCTTATATCGCTGCTCATTATCCGGCTGATATTGATGTGTTTTCACTGGTATGTATAGATGATCCACAGGCAAATGCTCAGTGCTCGATAAAAGTTGATAAAAAGCTGAGGCAAATGGTAAACGACCGCTTGCAGAAATATTGTAGTAATATGCCTGAGTTTGTTGCCACCGCTGAAGATCCTCTTACCATACCCGTAATATTTGATTTAGAACAACACATTGGCCGGGAAATAACCTGGCTTAGAGGTATTGATTTTTACGATGCTATAAAAATTAAAAGGTCGATTCCAAACAGAACTAAACGTTGGTGCACAACCATACTTAAAATTACACCTATATTCTGGTTTTTATATCTATACCATTCTTTGCCAGTTAAAATGCGAATCGGTTACCGGGCCGATGAAGCGCATCGGGCTGAAAGATTCAAGGAAACGTTTATTTTTCCCTACCAATGTGACTTAGGTATTGATAAGGATGGCATCCTTAATACAAATGGTCGGTATAAGCAAATATTCTATGATTGGAGCATCGGTCATTCTCTTCCATTCATGCACCGATGGTCTGAAATTGATTTCAGAATACCTGAATTTCCTTTAATAGATGACGATATAGACCACCGTGACGTTATTAACTATTGGAGCAATTATCCGATTCGGTTCCCCAAAGATTCCAATTGTCAATTCTGCTTCTGGAAACATCCTTTACAGTTGAGGAAAAATTTTGAGGAAAATAAATCCATAATGTACACCGCCATGATAATGGAAGGTATTAATGGCAATAGATTTCATGACGGAATATCTATGCACGGAATAAAAGAGACTGGCATTCAAACAGATTTATTTGAAGGTAAGTATGGCGGCTGTCAGGGCGGGTATTGTACAAATTAATTAAAGCAATATAAAAATGAAAGCAACAATCAAAGTAGAAAAAGAAGTTGAATTAAAAACACTTCATGTTGAAGCTGGTGTACGTTATTGGGAAGATACCGAAATTAACGGCGAACCAGATACAGAAAACGGCGATAACATTCCTTGTAAAGAAGGTGAATTATGGAAGCCGATAATTGACTTAGATACTGGTAAAATTCTCAATTGGGAGCAAGGTAAAAAGGCTGATGTTCATTATAAAGTTTGTGATGCCGGCAGCTACTTTATTAAAGACGATGAAGGTAATACGGTGCTGTCTATAGAACAAGACTATGTACCCTCACTTCTTTGTCCGAAAGAGGCTGGCTATGGTGATTACATAATCATGGATATTGACGAAAATGGATTTATTCAAAATTGGAAGCCCGATTTGTCAGACTTTGAAAATGAGGACTTATGACAAAAGAAGAAATAACATTTCACTACCAGGTGGGCAGCATTATAGCCTGCGATATTTCAAAGCAATATTTTGGAGCAGCCTATACCAATTACAGGGAAGCCGGTAATAGCTACTTAGCTAACAAATGCCGCGATGCTGAGCAGGCCAACGAAAAGTTATTAAATGCGCTGTCTCGTGATTTAAAGGCTATTGAAGGCCCTGTAAAAGAAGTAGTGGAGCATAACATGGAAATTATATACGGTGTGCTCGCCCTGCCACATGAGAAGCAAAAACGGGTTCTGGGATTAATCAATAAATTAAAATAATAAAAATGAAAGAAGATGAATTAGTGCTTAATGTAGAAACACGTCCATGCAAAAAATGCAAGCATCACAAACAAGATATCCACGGCAGTTTTTGCAGCAAATTACTTATGAGCATATTTCCTGAAATGAATGTTACCTACTACGTGGATAAAGGAACGTGCTTTGAAACACTTGAAAATGAAATTTAATCAATAAAACCATGCTAACATTAACTAAACCACTTGTATTTATCGACCTTGAAGCTACAGGAGTAGACCGGGAAAACGACCGTATTGTAGAAATTGCTATCCTGAAAGTCTTTCCAGACGGCACCAAAGAAAACAAAACAAAAAGGGTTAATCCTACAATCCCTATTCCACCGGCAGCTACAGAAATACACAGAATTTCAGACGAAGATGTAAAAGATTGTCCCAAATTCTCACAAATAGCCGTCAACCTGCACGAATACATTAAGGGCTGCGATTTAGCAGGCTTTAACAGTAATGCTTACGATATCCCTATGCTGTTCAACGAGTTTATTCGCTGTGGAATTAACCTGGATTATAAGTCAGTTAATCTAATAGACGTAGGTAACATCTTCAAAATAAACGAACCACGTACATTAACTGCCGGGTACAAATTCTACTGCGGTAAAGACCTGGAAGATGCCCACAGTGCCGAGGCTGATATTAACGCTACATACGAGGTATTTATGGCCCAGTTGAGCAAATATCCGGAATTGCCCAAAACACTTGAAGAATTGGCTATATACTCCAATTTCGACCGCCGTATTCTGGACCTATCGGGTAAGTTCTGCGAAGATGCCGACGGTAACATTCTTTTAAATTTCGGTAAATACCGAGGCGAAAAAGCACTTGACCATCTTGATTTCATAGAATGGATGCTCTACAAAGCAGACTTCCCGGCCGATACGAATAAAGTCTGCGAACAGCTATTACAAGAAGCTTATGGAGGGCCATTCTGATGAAACTATCCATAATCGAAATGCGCCTTAAGTTGTTCCCGAAATACCTGGAGCACCGGGCGGAGTGTATAATCCAGAGCCGGGAATTAGTTATGCGTGGCGATTTACAATGGGAAAATGGTATTCCAGGAAGCAAAGTAAAATTTGTACTCAATCATAATGGGCGATGGAAATTTTACAACGACGACTTTGGTAATAGGCTGCTATCCTTCAACGAGTGGCTTCATTACAACGGGTATAGTAATATTATTATTTAAAATGGCAAAACAAGCTATAAAATCAGATACGGTCGCCTATCTGCCGCCGCAATCCCTTGAATTAGAAGAATCCATACTGGGGGTATTACTGAACTACAAAGAGGCGTACCTCGAAGTATCAGAACATCTGTCAACACCCGAAATATTTTACAATCAGGCTCACGCTGAAATATTCAGGTCCATAAAGATTTTACACGACCAGGCAAAAAAAGTCGATATCCTAACCGTACAGGAAGACCTGAAACGCCGGGAAAAGCTGGATGAAATTGGAGGCTTTGCCAGGCTCCTGGATATTGACAGGCACATGACCACACCCTTCAATATTGAATATCATGCCCTGGTAATTAAAGACTATTGGATACAGCGTGAAGTGATACGAATATCGCACGAACGCATTTCGGCAGCATACGAACCGTCATGCGACGCGTTGGAGTTGTTAGATAATACCATGGCCGACTTCATGCAGTTGCAAATGGGCATCAGCATGGGCCGCGAAACAACGCTGGAGGAAGCCATAATGGAACGCTTACAACAATACGAGGAAATGGTTAAGATTGATATTACCGGCGTTCCATCAGGCTTCAAAGAGCTCGACCAGAAAACAGGTGGCTTTCAGGACGGCGATTTGGTCATCATTGCTGCACGTCCGAGTATGGGCAAAACAGCAGAGCTGCTCACCATGATTCGAAACATCGCTATAAATTACCAGATGCCGGTAGGCGTTTGGTCGCTTGAAATGCCGAAGGGTCAGCTAATAGACCGCTTAATTTCAATGGAAGCCGAGGTAGAATTGTGGAAAATCAGGACTCCCAAAACCCTGCGTTCAGATGAATATAGTGCAATGGTCCACGTAAGCGGCAAGCTTGCTGGTAAAAACAATATTTATATTGACGATAGCGCATCACTCACTATCAACCAGTTCAGGGCTAAGGCCCGTCGCATGAAGCTAAAATACGGCATCAGGATAGCGTTTATTGATTACCTGCAACTAATGTCGGGAACAAAAAAAGGAGGTAACAGGGAGCAGGAAATAAGCGAAATAAGCCGTGGTTTAAAGCAGGTTGCTAAAGATTTAAAAATTCCGGTAATCGCCCTGGCGCAATTGGGCCGTAAATCCGAAGAAAGACCCGGCAAAAAGCCGTTATTGTCAGATTTGCGTGAATCCGGCGCCATAGAGCAGGATGCGGATATGGTTATCCTGCTTCACCGTCCTGAGTACTATGGAATAACCGAAGATGAAAGCGGTTATCCTACGGAAGGCATTGCGGAAAATATCATTGCAAAAAATAGGAACGGGCAGACAGGTTCTGTTAAAATGCGGTTTATTGCAAAATACACCTGCTTTAAAGATTTGGAAGAAGATTGGAACAAACAGCCTGAACAAGTGCCGGGACTAAACAAACCGCATTCATTTGTAATAAAACCATCATCCCGGTTTACCGACGATGAAGATGTTCCGTTTTAAAATGGCTGGTTGGGGTAAAGAGTTGGTTAATTACCTAAAAAGAGAACGCGGTTATCGGCAAATTGGCGATGTACTTTATCCCCGTGAGCAATTGACGGGAATGACCATACCGCAACCGGTTAACAGAAAAACAAAGGGTAACAAAACCGGGTGGACAGACGATTTCCGCAACATTAAAAACAAGCAACAGCAGGACGCTTTTATATTTTTCCTAAAACAACAGTTAAATGTGGAGGTTTGGCCGGAGTTCTATTTTCATACCTCAAAAAATTACCGTATCGATTACGCCATTCCCATTAGCTGCGAACTCAAAATAGCTATAGAAATTGATGGCGGCATTTGGAAAAAGGGCAACTCCGGCCACTCTTCAGGCAAAGGTATTTTAAGAGATATGAACAAAACCAATTTGCTGAGCGCATCAGGTTGGAAAATCATAAGAATCACACCAGATAAACAGTTTTCCATAGATGTGCTGGACGCAATAAAAACCTATATAAACACCATAAAACTTAATTAAAATCATGAAAGAAATCAAACAAACAACGCCCGATAAATTGGAAGTATCAGCCGTTAAACCAGTAAAAAAGGAACTGAAATTCTTAGGCTCATTAAAACCAAAACCGGGACACACATGCTTTCAGTTAAATCTCCAAACCGGTGAAATTACCGTAGCAGAATTTCAATCTGCCGAAGCTCATTATGCTAAAATTGCACAAGGCGATAAGTCGGTACGTAAGAAACTCATCGTAAAAGAAAACTGCCTGTATGTTACAGCGCTGAATAAGAAAAATTCAATAAAACATTTTAAACGGTTGATTGCGTCACAACTATAGTTCGATGGAAGAAAAACCAAAGTCCTTATACATAGATATGCCGGTTTGGGATGAAGCTGTAAGGCCTGATAAAAAATTACCGTGCTGATGCTGATACCTGTGGCACCCTGCCCTCTCCGTTAGCGTAATCGTCGTAGGCTTCATAATCAAGTCCAAAAGACTTGATTATGGGTTTACCCTGTCCCGGGATAATAAACGATTTTTCCGGGAACATCCAGTTGGTTGTTTTTTGGCCGGGTATTCCATCCTCTATGCTCAGCCCATTCATAAACTGGTCTTCGGTAACCCCGTCAGGTAAGCTGGCTTTACCGCTATGTACCATGTCCAGTGCCTGTTGCCGGTATTCGTTCATCGCCCGCTGTATCGGCTTTATAAGCTGCGGACCTACTACCGTTCCCGGATTGGCCTTGGCATATTCAGCCATTAAGCCATTTATCAGGTCCGGGTTATGGTCAAACTCCGGGTTGCCACGCATCCCCTTCCCTTCCAGGAATTTGATAAAGTTATTCCATTGCTGGCGAACATCGGTGTTGATTTTAAGGGGTTCTTCCGGAGGTAACATTATCTGAAAGCTATACTTTTATTGTACGAATCCTGCAATTGTGTATGGTAACCCATGCGTTTATAATAGTTACCCCAGAAATACGAGGCAAATGTTGCCCACTCTTTCTGTTGCAAAGCGTCAAACATAGCCTGGTTGCTATATTTAATGCTTTTCAGGCATCCCCTTACCTGGTTGTATTCCGATTCCGAAAATGCCTCTTCCATCGCGTTAACCGTATCATACCCGGCATGGATATGCAAAAATCCATACACTTTCATACGGCCCCATTGGGTGCTCAGCATCGCTACTTTAGGATTTAGCCCGAATGCCTTATTATAAGCCTTTCGCTCCGTTACCTGGTTTTCTACCCCGTTACCAAGCCGCATGCCGGTATATCGCTCAAAATGGAACGGTTCAAAATGTATTACAATTGCATCCGTTTCTTTGCTAAACCCGGTAGGACAGCCGTGAACGTCAAGTAAGGCTTTGATTACATCCGTTTCAAGTTCAAACTCGCAGGCAAGGTTCTGTATATCTTCTGGTG